TTAAGATTTTCTTTTTTTAGCATCAAGTAACCCTCCAAATGTTTCTGCAGCTGTTTGATCGGCTTCTCTAAATACATGACCGTATACATTCATTGTTGTTCCGATATCAGCATGTCCAAGTCTTTCTTGAATGATTTTCGCATGAACTCCGTTAGCTATTAAAAGTGTTGCTGATGTATGCCTTAAATCGTGGAATCGTATATGGTCTAATTCGTGATTCTTAACAAAAGCAGTCCAGCGATGCCCAATTGAATCTGGCCGTTTTGGTTTTCCGTTACGGTTTGAAAATATGAACGAATGTTCAGGCCAAACTATCTCGTCAGAGGTCATATCACGATCTTTAAATTTTTGTGCCTTGAAGCGAGCAATTAAACTTTTTAGTGATTCGGGATATGAAACTATTTTATCCTTACCGTTTTTTAGTTCTTTTTTGATGGTTACTCCAATACCTGGCTGCTCAACAATCGTTTGCTCAAATAATATTGTTCGTTTCTTAGTATCGATATGTTTCCATTCTAATCCAGCAATTTCTCCTTGGCGTGCACCAGTCATAATTGCGATGCTGATAAGTAGCTGCCATTCTAAATTTTCCTTTTTTAATGCATCAAACAGTTTCTCTAAAGCTTTTTGGTCGTAAACCTTTTGTACTTTCTTAGGGGGCTTTTTGACTTGCACACCATTACAGGGGTTAGATTTTAATACATTCCATTTTACAGCACAAGTGAATAATGAACGTAGAACACCCATTGTATTTTTGATTGTATAGACAGACAGACCGTCTTGTTCCAACTTATCCATAAATGCGAGTATATGCATCGTTTTTATTTTTACAAGCTTAGAACCGCCCAATTGGGGCAAAATAGTGCGTGTTAGAAGTGATGAATATAGTTCTTGTGTAGTAGGGGATAAGTTTTTGTTAACATGTTGTTTTAAAAAGTCCTCACTGAACGCCGAAAATGTAACGTTTGTTGTTTCAGTGTAGTCATCTGCCTCAAGGTCAGCGATAAATAGAGCTAACTCTTTTTTTGCATCGGTTTTGTTTGTTGATTTTGCCATCTTGGATCGCCTTATCGGGTTCCCAACTTCGTTATAACCAACGGTGACCCGCATACGGAATCCGTTTCCTCGCTTTTCTATAGATCCGAACATATAAAACTCCTCCTTTTGAGTAATCTTAATTTAGCATTGGTTTTTTGTATCTGATGCTCAACGTAGATTAATGTGTTATAATCAAACTCTAATCAATCTAATTTGGTGGGTGAGCTAGATGGATAAAATAATTTCACAATTTGTAACAATAGCAATGACTTTGATAACACTTGGAATGCCAGGCTTTTTTAGCTTTTGGTTAATGGATAAAGTAGGAATTATTACAGATAATCCTCATAAAGCTGATAATAAAAAAATACTCCTTGTTATTCTTTCGATCGTAAACACATTTATACCAATTGTAATTCTCTGTTACTATTTCAATGTGTCCACATTATCAGAATTAGTACCGAAAATTGATAGTGTATCTTTGTTGTTTCTAACCGTCATTGGTTCTTTAGTTATTAGTTTTATCCTAGTGTTATTTTATGGTGGGATTAAAAAATTAATTTATTATTTGATCAATGTTTATTTGAAAATAAATGGTCGAGCAACCAACTCTAAGTATTCAGGATATAAAACAGCACTTACAGATGATTGCCCGAAAATTATTTTCATTGAAGATATGAGTACTGGCAGATTAACTACCTCAGGTCCAGTAATAGAAGTAACAGAATCAGAGTATGAACCGCTTCATTTTTTACTTGGACAAATGGATCCGCAATTAACATATATTGATACTACTGATAAGTTATTAGCATATATAGAATACAATAATAGTACAGTTTCTTATCAAAAGTATGTAGATGTTGAAAAGAAAATTATTATCCATGTTATAAAAATGAAAGAACAACCTCTATCCGAATAAATTATTTCTGTGTAGTGCTAGGTTTTTGTGGCGGTGGTGGTGGAAACATGCCAGGGGTTACTGACTTAGGTGCAACATCTTCACGAAATTCAGATGGTGTTCGATGTGAAGGTGTTGGCTTATTATTAGATGTATTTGTCATTTTTAATATCCTCCTTTCTATGATAAAATGGGTATAATAAATAGCCCTGAGTTAGAGGTATTTATGGGAACGCACTCTTGGCGGGGGGCGTTCTATTTATTTAGGGTTAGGACCGGTTATAAATATTCTACGATATATTTTAATCTTCTGTGATGCCAATTTTTTCGATTAAATAATCATTGATTTTATCAGCATCGTTTTGGTTATCTGTTACTTTTTTTGCCTCCCTTTGGATTACCTCCTTGATGCTGCTATTTATTAGCTGATATTCTGTATTACTTATTTCCCGGGAGTATTTTACAGCGTTCTTTGGTATGGACGCCACTGATACATTTGTATAAAAGAGTAAGTTACTTTCTTTTTTTTCGTCTTTGGACATTCCTTTGCCTAAGGTTCCTTGTAGCTCAGAAGCAGAATCCACAATCTTATTTACACTGTCCACATCATCTTTTTCAATACTGAATGTGTCTAATAATGAATATAGATTCCTAGCTTCTTCTTCGAATTTGGTTACATTTGAATAATCTGAAGTACTTAACTCGACACCTGCATATGTTTTCGAATCATTTCCACAAGCGAATAATACAAGTGCTGGTATTAAAAGAATGGATAATATCAATCCCTTTTTCAAATAAAACTCCCCTTTATATAATATAATTTAAACTCCATTCTATTATATAGTTTCCAATATCATACATCAAGGCTATTTTGCTGAGCTAAAAACTTGTTCCACTCTTTAGAATGATCTGCTGCTATCTTGTTATAGTTCAGTGCATCTTCGTCAAGGGGAGTAAATTCGTTCAGAGCCTCTAAAGCATGCAAAACTTTGGTTGTTCGATTAACTCTTTGTTGAGCCTCTTCATGATACCCTTCGAGGAATTCAGAATATGCAAGTAGGTGATGGGCGGTAACTCGTGAAATTTCTACTTGATGCAGTCGTGCGAGCTTTTCGGCTTCAATTAAATGTGGCTTACTTCTTAAAGGTACTCCACCTAAAATATAGTGTCTGGCGCAATTTAGAAGAAATGAAATCTTGAACAGATGGATCTGAGGATAATTATCATATTTTTTTAGCTCTTCGGTTGCTCTAACAATTACTTTTTCTGCATGATCGACAGGGAATGTATAGAAAATCTTTGTAATAAGGTATATATCATTGTGGTACCAAACCTCTTGCATTGCTATCCGTTCCCAAATGTCTTTGGCCTCTTGGCTTTCAATATCAAAAGTTTGTTTTCTATTGATTTCTACAGAGATACTGAGAACATGTCTTAAGGATTCAGCAAAAGGATCATTGGCTCGTGATAAATATTCATCATATTTTGCGATTAAACTAAGCAGAAAAGGCTCATTTAATGATTGTTTTTGTTCACGAAATAGCTTGAATAGATGGTCTCGTTCTACGAGTTTAAAATCATTCTGAATATAGAAAAATTCAAGGACATTAATATCAAGTTCTTGTAAGATATCCATAAATATCTCAACAGAAGGTATTCGCCCCCTTTCGATATTTGCTAGAGAGCTTTGTCTAACACTAGACATATTTTTTTGCTTAATATTTTTATTTATTCGGATTTCCCGAATTGTCTCACCAAATGTTTTCACAAAAAAACCTCCTTTTTATTCGGATTAGAATATTTTTTTTGTATTTCTGGGAATTCATAGTATACTATTACTAATAGTAAGGAGGTGTTACATAATGAAAAAAGTTAAAGTTATTAATTTCTTTGTCGCTGTAGTGGTTGTCATTGCACCACTTATTCACATCAACGTCGGAGGATAATGTAAGCGCACTAAAAAGAACGAAGGCTATACTTTCCCAATCCCGACAGATTGTGTAAAGAAAGATAGACTTCGAACACACAACCAGTCTACCATAAAATATAAAAAATTAAAGAGATATGTGGGTAATGGATGATTAAAATTATAGTCTTACAGGAGTGAAGTTGGATGGGGCAAAAATATAAATTACTGTTAGAACATGCAAAGAGTAACAAAGGGCATTATCAAAATGTAATAGCATTGATCGATGAAGATAGAGATAGTTTAGATGAATTATTAGAAGCTGGGTATACGGAAAAGGAAGCTTTTAAAACATTTTATTTATTGAATGGTGAGCTTCTATCCAAATTAACTAATATAAATAATATTTGAGTACTACCGCCCTTATGGGCGGTTTTTTATTTATCAGATTTTTGATTTTCTATTGATTGTATCAGTTGTCTTATTGATTCTGCGAAGTCAGGGTTTTCTTCAATATAGTTAGCGATTTCCCTAGTTGATGTAGAGTATGTTTTATTCGGACTGTCATTTCGTTCTTCATCTGGAATCCGTTCTCGTGGTACATCATATCCCATTAGCCAAGGTTCGCTTACGCCGAGGGTTTTGGATAGCAAAAATATCCTATCTTGATCAGGTGATTGTACCCCAGTCACGTATTGTGACAAAGTACTTTTACTCATCTTAATATCTAATTCATTTTGGTAAGGTAATGATTTCCTCAGTATGTCAACTTGCTTTAAACCACGCTCTCTCATTATTTCTTTTAGTCTCTGAGAAGTGTTAGTAGCTTTCATTGTTACACCGCCTTTAAAATTATTATATGCCATATTGAATAAAAGTTCAATATAAAAATTCATATTGCGTGAACTTTTTTGTTGACTCAGTTCATCTTTGATGATATTCTTGAAATATAAAGTTCACAATACGTGAACAGGAAGGGGTGTTAAAATGAGTTACGATTACTCTGTTTTATCGGGGGAAATCATTGAGAAGTTTGGTACGCAATATAACTTTGCAACGGCTATGGGGCTTTCCGAGCGGAGCATTTCATTAAAGCTAAATGGCAGAGTTCCTTGGAAAGATGAGGAAATGTCGAAAGCGATGCAGCTTCTTGAGGTAGATATATCGTTTGTAGCTAAATATTTTTTTTACCCCAAAAGTTCATGAATCATGAATTTTTGAATTATAGCAGAACTCTTAAAAGGCATATCGGTATTTTAATGGAAACATTGGATGTTAATAAAACAGCGGTCTGATTTTAGCTCAGACTGAGTATGCAGTCACATTATTTTTAGGAGGTCTTAAAGGGTAAACAAAATTCAAGTGACAGATACTATTGATACACTTGAAGAAGAAGAAGACCAAAATATAGCTAAATTAGTTAATGAAATAAAGAAGGCTTGCGATACATCAAAATAAATAAAGCCCTCTATCTGGCAGACAAAGAGCTTTACTTGAAAAGACTTTATGTGTAGTTAAATACCTGTTAAACGGTCAAGCAATCCTTTTTGATCTTTTAAATACTCATCATATTGTTCTCGTGTTGCTCCAACAACATAAGAAGTCGAGTAATAAGCTTGACTGTTAGTAATATCAGTTAGTTTTGGCCCTACACTAATAAGTAACCATCCTTTTTCAAGATAACTATTCGTAGAGTTATCAGCACTATCATCATTTAATTCTAGTACGAATACAATTTTTGAATAATCCATTATGTATCACCTCGCTTTATAGGATGATTATATCACAAACGGTTGTGCCAATTGTAAATATCAGGGGGGAATAGTAGGGAAGATAACAAACTGTCAGATATAAAGCTTTCATTTAGAAATAAAGAAGTGTTAGTACCACCTGCTGATTTTTACCGAGTGTTTATCGCAACTGGGGTGTATGCATACCTAAAAGAAAATTACAACTTTGAAAATGAGGAAATTAGCAAGATTACCAAAATCCTCATTAGCGTGATTAGCGAATAGATTTAGACAGTCTCCCTAAAGCTTTCATATTTTCTTCTTGCTTTTGCTTAGAAGTAGTTTTATGTTGTTCGTCAGCAAGTGTAAAAGCATTTTTGTATAGCTCTAACTTATCTTCTACCGACAATGAAGGGGACGAAGAGTTTACTACAGCAATCGCAAATTGTTCTGGATTGATTTTCATATGTAATCACCTCGCTTTCTAAGGTGATTATACCACAGGATGTAGCGTTAGATACAAATATTAGGAGGTGATTATATATGTATGCTGTTAAGGCGACTAAACGAGTCATCGTTATAAGACCACGAAAAGCGCTGAGAGCTGAGGAAGCAGCTGAGTTTTTAGACATTGGAATGAGTTCCTTATATAGATATGCCCGAGCTGGCATTATACCTGGTCGTAAGATTGGAACAGATTGGAGATTCAGCAAACTAGCGCTTGAAAAATGGCTAGATGCACAAGTGAAGGAGGAAAACGATTGACGGTATTTGCGATAGTTTCATTATCAACATTGTTCATTATTCCAATCGTGGTAATCAGCCACGGCGACAATAAAACGGGGGAGTGAGTGAAATTGGCAGAAAAACAGCTAGTACTCATAAAAAAAACACATTTATGTGACTTCAAAGTCACGATCTACAAGAAATCACGCTGGGTTTCCATGGAAACGTATCAAGGGGAGCATAACCAAAGTTATCACCAATGCCATCTTAAGAAAACAGGCTCTCGGACCATTCGGGGTTACATTAGAAGATTAATCAAGGAAGGTTATGTAGTTGATGTGTCATGTTGACATTACACCAAGTGTTCGAGTGTATCGTAGTGTCTTATGCTGCAGTATGCATGATAGAGACAGTAAAACAGACTGTTAACGAAATCAAACAAACAGGATTTGAAGCTTGGTACTTCAAAAATAGAGAATAAAGGAGCAAACAAAATGATATTAGGGAAGCAGTTTTTCATTGTGACAAAGATAGGGATTGAAGGTTGGGCCGAACTAAAAGATGCAGGCATGTATCTGATCGAGTGGATTGAGAAACCAGGTATTAACTTGATGGAAAGAAGTAGAACATTCCCAACACAAGACGTAATCGACAATTTAGAAAATGGTACATGGAGTTTAAGGGGATATCGTGGGTATTCTGCTGAGATGAAAGCGCATGTTAGTAGCCTAGGGTATAGCTGGCTGGATCGTCGTAATTTTACATTTACACAATCGGGAGAAGGCAGTATAGGTATTGTAATCGACGGTAAGGGGTTGGTTGAATGTGCGGATTTGGATGATGTAGTGGAGCATTTGTGGTTTTTTGATTACATTTCGAAGGAGGAGAAAACAGCTATGACATTTGAAAAAGGTAAGGATTTTGTATTTATTAGAGTATCATCTGCACAAATTGGGAAAGCTACATTTAACGAAGAAACGGGTGGGTATCATTTCGAAACAAGAGGTGCCGAATTTGTTGGATTTACGCCACTAAGATCACATAATGACTTGGATATAGACCAAGTAGAAAATGAGTTCAAAATGGGTTTTATAGAGGTTGTTGGAATTGAACAGTGGGATTTTGTGAATGTTATTGATGAACTATCGATGAAGATAGGAATACCTACTAAAGAGTATTTGCTTGGGAAAAGGTTGGAGAGAGAAAAAGTGGCAAGCATAAGCGAATTAAGCGCGTTGCAAGTTAAAAACGCGACATTTCACTTTAAAAGAAAGCTTAAAGCTTTAGAAGAAACGCTAAAAAAATAGACTCATGCGCTAACATGAGTCCGGATGTGATACACACCAAATATAACTTATTTATAGTGTATATCACATCCTCCAATTACGCAAGGTTTTGGGGATTTTTCTAGTGATTCTAAGGGAAGGAGGCCATATCATGATGGAGGGATGGATAAAATTACACCGATCAATAATTGAGAGTGACACATATAACTGTCTGTCATTACATCAAAAAATAATCATGATTGAGTTACTTTTACGAGCGAATCACACCGACAATTATTGGTTTGATAAACGACGTGGTGAGAAGGTCGAAGTAAGGCGTGGACAGCTTATAACGAGCGTTCAAACAATCGAAAATGACTGGTTTTCTCGTGATAAAGAAGTCACAACGAAGAAAGTAAGAACGACATTAGATAAATTAAAAAAACTTGATTTTTTGGCAATCGAAACGACAAACAGTTATACCCGTCTAACCATTTGCAAATACAACGATTATCAAGTGTCAGATATTGAAAAGGGCAAACAAGACGACACCCAAAGGGCAATCAAAGGGCAAGCCGAGGGCAACCAAAGGGCAACAAACAAGAATGTAAAGAATGTAAAGAAGAAAAAGACACCTCAGAAAATAGAATTTACTGAGGAGCATTTACAACTTGCTTATTACTTTTTTGATCGCATCTTAGAAAATTTACCAGAGAAAAAGCCCCCTAATTTCGAAAAATGGGCCGATACGATTCGTTTAATGATGAATGATGGGCGTACAAACAAACAAATTAAATGGTTGATGACTTGGGTTCAGCAAGATGATTTCGAAATGGCTAATGTGCTATCGCCTACGAAATTAAGGGCAAGGTTTGATAGCTTGGCGTTAAAGGCGAAGAAGGAACACGAGAAGAAGCAAACTAGTAATACCAGTAAGCAGGAAGCCACCAGACGACTACTTGAGGAAGGTGAGGATTTATGACAAGGAAAGAGGCAATCGAATTATTGCTATTAATAAACGATACTTACAAAGATTTCGAGTTGGATGCAACAAAAAAAGAAAACTGGATCAGTGTATTAACTAAAGGCGATTTTAAACGGAGTAAAGCAGCGTTGCTTAAATACATCCAAACGAAGCCATATATACCAGCAATTGCGAACTTTTTTATACCTATTAACCAAGATGTTGAGAAAACAAAGGCGTATCTTGACAAAATGAAGCAGTATCAACAAGAAGCAGTAACGATGCCTAGTCTTGAAGAGTCGGCACTACCAGATGACTTAAAAGCAGAGATTAAAGCCTATCAAGAAAAGAAGGCATCACGACAAATAGTGCCACTTAATGCAGAACAACAAGAGATTGCAAGACAAAACAACTTGAACAAAATTGCTGAACTCAAAGAAAAAGGAGGTATTTAGGCATGAGTATACAAGTGAAAATTGAAGCCGAAACCTCGGTTTTAGGTGCTGTTTTTTTACAACCAGATTTGATTCACTCGATAGCACTATTGCCTGAACACTTCACTGACGCTAAGAATAGACAGTTATACACAGTGATGCAAGCTTTAAAAAATGAAGGCATCGTTATTGATCCCGTGACAATGTTTTCTAAACTAACAAATGCCGAGGCGTTGAAGTATATGACGGACTTAGCAGGGAGTTGCCCAACGGCAGCGCATTATCAGTATTACGAAAAAATAGTGTTAGATGAATATGAAAAAATGATCGTCATGCAAGCTGCTAAAAAGTTTATCGAAACAAAAGACGAACAATCAATGGGTGAACTAGTAGAAAAAGCACGAGAAGTAAGATCATACGATGTTAAGGACCAAACAACCCAAAACGAAGATATGCTAGAAATCTATAACTCAATGTACGAATACCAGGGCCCTCTAAATGGTGAGCTAAGTTCAGGATATCCAGCTTTAGATAATGTGGTCGGAGGCATGAAAGCATCTGATTTGATTATTATTGCAGGTCGCCCATCGATGGGGAAAACAGCTTTTGCGGTCAATGTTGCAATTAACATCGCCAAAAATGCGGCTGCAGATAAGAAAGTAAATCCAACAGGCGGGTTAAAGCAAGTGGATGTATTCAGCCTAGAAATGCCAAGGAAATCACTATTACAACGAATGATCAGCAGCATTGGCAATGTAAGAAGTGAGGTTTGGCATGATCCATATCATGTACTAGACACGGTGAAGGGTAATATTATTCAAGCTCAAGGCGTTATATCTGGTCTTGATCTTCACATTGATGATAATAGCAGTGTTGGTGTCAGTGACATTGAGCGCCGAATAAGAGAAGTTCGAGCAAGTAATAAAGTATCAAAACACGTTATTGTGATCGATTACCTGGGTTTAATGAAATTACCAGAGAAAGAGCGTCATGATCTATCAATCGGGAAGCTTACCGGTGGACTAAAATTATTATGCAAAAAGTATAATGTAACAATCATCTTACTATCTCAATTATCACGTGGCGTGGAACAACGACAAGATAAGCGACCCATGTTATCCGATTTACGAGATTCGGGGAGTATTGAGCAAGATGCGGATGTTGTGATGTTGCTGTATAGGGATGATTATTATAATCGGGACACAGATGCAGAGGGATTGGTTGAGGTCATCGTTGCTAAAAATCGTAATGGGGCAATTGGTACCGTTCAATTGGCTTTTGTGAAGGAACATAGTAAATTCTTAAACCTCGAGCTGCGTTTGGCGGAGGCGAAGTGATGATTGAAGCCATTTTTACGAAGTCTGGCAAGGTGAAGAAATATGCACCAAGGCAATTTGAATGCACAGAATGTGGAAACATACCACCAACTAGAGAAGCGCTCAATTCGTCTTATTGTAATTTTTGCGGTGGCAACTACGTCATTAGACAAATCTATAAAAATTGGAAACAAGAAAAGGAGAACGCTGCTAATGAAATCAGGAAAGAAGCCGAATAAAAAGCAGTCCATTTTTATTAAAGAGAACGGAATAAATCCCGATAATTGGTTCATCTATAAAAATACCAGTGAAGCCATGCATTTAGTGCATCGCTATGTGGGAAAACGGACACATAAAATTCCAAAGTGAGGTGCGACATGATACGAGAACAACGAAGGGAAAAGGCGAAAGCGATAATTGAGGAAATCAATAAACTAGTCGATTTGCATGATAAGACAAAAAGTTTTCGATCTTGTGAAGTCAAGGGATGTAAATTGTGCGCTCAAATAAAAAAATTAGGCAACGATTTAAATGAGGTCCAAAATAAGCTCAGTCCAGAACCAGGGGAAGAAGTTCCGGCCCTTTCATCACGAACCATTGATGAGTATTTGGATTTAGAAGAAATGTGGACAGACACACAAATTAGCGAAATGTGGGCGATAACCAAAAAGGCATTGAGCCTTTGGAAAAAGGAACAAGGACTTTTTAGGGCAGAATCAAAACCACTTACCATGACGATCGCCGAATATCTGGCATACAAACAGGATGGTTTATCTGATAAAAAAATAGCAGCCAGATTAGGTGCCACAAATGCTCAAATCACACGGTTTAAAGAAAAATACAACTTGAGCTCTAAAATCTATGACTACGGCTATAACGGTAAGTATTGATGGAGTTTGTAGGAACGATTAAATCCATCACTTACCCAGATAATCATACGAGACTAATACTTGATATCGATGAAAAAGTAAGCCCGGCGATAATATCACGCCATACAGCGGGAATTGCACCACAGGTTGGTGTTGAATTTTTTGATAATCGAAAAATATCGGCAGATCAGAGGCGAAAAGCATTCGCGATAATGACCGAGATAACGAGACATTTTTATAACGAGAATTATAGTTCAGAACTTCGGCTAGTCAGTCCAAGTTTTGCTGATGATCGTAAATCAGTTGAAACAGCATTAAAAGCGTCTTTCGCAACATATAAAAACATTGAAGCGTACAGCTTAGCAAGCAGTGATATGACGACAGCAAGGGATTTTATCAATTTTTTAATTGAATTTTGTTTCATGTTTGATGTTCCATTTCATGAAAAAGAGCGCTTTTTGGGCGAAGATATACAGTTTTTCTTGTATATGTGCTTGAAATATCGTAAGTGTGCTATAACCGGCAAAGCTGGATCAGATGTGCATCATATCGACGCGGTGGGTATGGGGCGTAACCGGAATAAAGTAGACAGCACCCAATTTCGTTTTATCTGCTTATCACGAGAAATGCACAACTTAGTACATCAAATCGGATGGAATAAATTTAGTTCCATGCACAAGGTTGGGGCCATTAAATTAAATGAAAAAGGACTCAAAGAATGCCGCATAAAAACACAGCCAGTTTCAGGCTTTTATATAGATATTGACGAAAATTAGGAGGATGAACATGAGTACAATCAATCTATCAGGTATGGCAGGTGGAGCAGTTCAAGAACGATTTGCCGAAGAATTGGACAAGGTGTTAGAAAACATTAATGACCCGAATACGGACCCGTTGAAAGCTAGAAAAATCACAGTCACGGTGACGGTCAAGGGGAATGAAGAACGTGATATGGCGAATGTGGACATTCAAGCCAAATCGACATTGCAACCAGCCAAGGCGCTTACTACCCGTGTTGTATTTGGAGAAGATGCAGGTAAAGTTGTAGGTGAAGAATTGCTCTCTGGACAAAAAGGACAAACCTTTTTAGATCCGGATGACGATATGAAGCTGAAAACAGATACAGGGCAGCCAATTCCAGAAAATCAAAACGTAGTCAATATGAAAAAAGCCTAAGCAACCTAAATATATTATAAGAATGGGAGATAGAAAATTATGAATAATCAAAAAGAAGCGTTGGAATATGTGGCACAGTTGGCACAAAAAGAAGTAAAAGAAATTAATGGCCGTAAATATGCCACGGGTGATTTGCAATTAGTAGCAGATGCCAGAGCGGCAGCGTTTGAATTGCATACACTAACTGGAATCGTGAACTATGTACAATCCAATGTGGATGCTATAAAAGGTCCTGTTGTTGTGCATGTGTTTGGGCCAGAGAAAGTTTCGGTATTTAGCCCACTAAACAATGATCGTAAACGGGAGGAGTTTGTGCGGGCAGAAGCTATTATTCCAGAGTTTAGGTTCGATCATTTTTATGACAGTGATACATTCAATATTAAGATGCAGGCGCTTTTCCTAGAAAGCGACGAGAAAACAGCTATTTTAGGACTTGTTGGAAATATCCAAGAAGAAAATGTTCGGAACACATCAAGTGATGGTACTAGTCAGACAGTTGTTGCAAGATCGGGCATTACAAAAGTAGAAAATGTGACGGTTCCAAACCCAGTAAGCCTGAGACCATATCGGACTTTTGCGGAAATAGATCAGCCAATTAGTAAGTTTGTGTTGCGCATGAAAGATGGCCCAAGCATCGCCCTTTTTGAAGCGGATGGTGGAGCATGGCAAAATATCGCAATTCAAAACATTGAAAAATATCTAGTGCGTGAACTTGACGACTTAATACAAGAAGGCCGAGTACACATTATAGCGTAATAATGAGAGGGCGGCATACGCCCTCAAAGAAGGAGGTTAGGTAATTGAGACGAATATTGAACTATCCAGGAAGTAAATGGCGATTAGCCGATTGGATAATAGAAAACATGCCCCCACATGAAACATACCTAGAACCCTTTTTTGGGAGTGGTGCCGTTTTTTTCAATAAAGCAAAGAGTAAAGTGGAAACTATAAACGATCTGGACGGGCGTATAGTAAACATGTTTCAAGTTATGAGAAATGATCCAGAGAAATTGGCAGCGGTGATAAATGCCACTCCATATGCTAGAGCAGAGTATGAATTAAGTTTATTTATTGCAAATGATCCAGTAGAAGATGCGCGCCGAATGCTTGTACGTTGTTGGTTCTCGATAGGTGGCAAGACACATAGCAAGTCGGGATTTAGAAAGTTAGTTTCGGCAAATGGCCCATACGTGGTACAGGATTGGGCTAGGATGCCAGAAACGATTATAGAGGCAGGAAACAGATTGAAAGAGGCACAAATTGAGAACATAAACGCATTGGACCTATTGCAGCAACATAACCGGCCTGAAATATTGATTTATGCTGACCCGCCGTATTTACCAAGTACACGAGGCGGGAAACACTATTCACATGAATACACCGAACAAGATCATAGGGACCTGTTAGAAGTATTGAAAGATCATGAAGGACCGGTATTACTTAGTGGCTATGAAAGTGATTTGTACAAAAATATGTTGAGTGGTTGGATTGTAAAAGAAAAATCAACAACTGTACTTCATGGCGCAACACGGAACGAAATTTTATATATAAACAAAGTTGCAGAGCAGGGAATCAAGCAAGAATTGAAAGAAAAAATGGAACAAATTAATTTATTCGAGGAGGAAACACAATGAGTCATTTTACAGTAGCTGTAATAACCAAAACAGGAACACCCGAGGAAGTCGATAATCTTTTAGGCCCTTTTGATGAAGAAATCGAGGTGCCGCACTATACTACAAAAGCAGATATCATAAAAAAAGGCCGAGCATCCATTGAATCCTATAAAAATGGAACATATCAGGAATACTTAAATAATCCTGAAAAGTATTTGTCTGAGTGTAACAATGAACGCCATATTAACTATATATCTATTGAATTTCCAAAAAAATTGGAATGGACAGATGAAGAAGTATATGCAGAAGAAATTAAATGGGCAGAGGAAGAAAATATAAAAGATGATGGATCAGTATTTTCAAATTATAACCCTAAATCAAAGTGGGATTGGTACCAAATCGGCGGACGTTGGAAAAACATGCTGATTTTAAAGAATGGTGGAGTTGCAGACACTGCCAAAATTGAAAACATTGATCTGTCAAAAACAAATAAGACTTTTGCGCTACTAACGCCAGAAGGAGAATGGTATGAACGCGGAAAAATGGGATGGTGGGCAACTGTAACAGATAAGAATAACAATTACAGTGAGGAATACACCAAGTTGCTACTAGAAAATCAAGACTGCTTTATTACAATAGTCGATTGCCACATCTAATTACAAGATTCGAAAGGTGGAATTGCAATGAAAATTGAGCAGCGATTTAATATTAATAACGGCATTAAAGTAAAACTGACGGATGCCGGTGTTCAACATTTTATAGATTTTTATAAAAATGAACCTTACCACCGAGTATGTACCCCTGATATTGATGCAGAGGGATACACAAAGTTTTCAATGTGGATGTTAATGAAAATATATGGCTCACAAATGAATATTGGAAGTTGGGAGTTGCCATTTGAAACTAATGTATTTGTTGAAATAGAACAACAGAAGCCAGAATATTACGTGCGATTAACTGCTCCGGAAATAAATATTTTTTCGAAGTATGTTGATAAACGTCTAGAGTTACTTGAAAAAGAGAAGCAACGAATGATGAAAGCAGTGGAATTTCGTGTGAAAATTGGCGATTTGTATTTCGTTAGCTGGGGCGAAGATGGCACACAACCAACATTCACACTTGACGACATGTTAGGTGCGTTAGATAGAGCGCGGAAGTTCGACAGCCAAGAGGAAGCAAATGAAATCGCTAAAATATTTGGCGGCGTGGCAGTGCCAGTTGAGGAGGGTGAAGGATGAAACAAACAGGAAATCAAATAATTAAAAATATACGTGATTCATGGTTTAAGGACCATGTGGCGACGGTAACGGGATTTGACGGAATAACGATAATAAAATGGAGAAACCCAAAATGCTTTCAGTATCACATGGAATATATTTTGAGAGATCATAATTTGTTTATTAGTGGAGACATTGGTTCAGCTGTTTATAATTTGACATGGCAAGCTAAATTAGGGAGTTTCAAAAATATTAATGTTGGCTATTTCACTGAAAAACTAGCGTGTTCAGAGCGTGATAAATACGATTACGATGATTTTGAAGAAGGAACAAAACGATTTATCAATGAACATTTTTATGATGATATGAAAGAGCATAAAGAAGAATTAGAAGAAATCAAACAAGAACTGTCAGATCCAAGTTATTATGGCGAATTTGGGCCATTTGAAGCGTGGCTTAGAGCTGAGGAGGTATCATCGAAAATCGAACTAGATGGTGAGCTTGGAGAGTGTTATAGTCGCGAGGTTAGAAGTCTTAATGCTGTGTTTTATGCTTATCTGATTGGTTTACAGATGATTGAAGAACAAATACTAGATAAGGGGTGAGGCGTGATGACTAAAGTTCCTTATATTGTACAAGATGAGTTAACCGAGTTTAAGCGTATGTGCAAGAATGATGCGTATTTAATTACATGCTTATTCTTTGCAGTGCAAGGTGAATCGCAAGGAATAGCGTTTGCAAGTGGAACTGTGAGCTGGTGTAAACACGATAATAATTTGTATAATGCAGTGCGGTTTATCTTACATGGAGAGGAGGGCGAATGATGAATAAATGTCTGATAACCGTACACACAAAAAAAGGCACAGTATGCCAATGTAAAACTCCGAAAACACTGGAAGAATTGAAAAAAGACTACCGTACATTAAACGCTCAAGGGCACGTTAGTTTGATGGACGATAAGTCGCTAACTATAATACCTGTCAAGTCAATAGATACTATACGCATTGAAAAAATGGATGGTGATGTGCGATGAAACTAATTGCAACTGTATTATTCGACAATGGCACATTATCCAAATATACATCCGATTTCACAAGTGAGGACACAGATGTATTGGATGGGGTTATAGAAGTGGTTCAGGATATTTACCAAAACTCTGCAAATGGTTTTGTAACTATCCCAGGGGGACCAAACGAAGTTGGCACGCTTATAAATGTTGCGAAAACATCAGCAATTACATTTGAAGTCATTAAGGAGGGCGAGCATGAAAGTTAGGCAAACAATTGTCAACGAGTATGAAGCTGTTCAATACTTGTCCAATATGGCGACTGGCTGGGCGTATTTAGATGAATTGGTACGCTTCGCTGGTAAGAAACCTAGTCTTTTCCGTAAAAAAGGTAATGAAACCATTGAAGAAGCACTAAAACGTATTAAATCCGAAAACAGTTATTTGAGACCACGTTTTTTAAAAAAATATTATGAGCATGAAAATGGAAGAATCATAATAAACCCAAGACACAAAGCTATTTATATTTTTGAAGGTGATGAAATTAATGAGATTCGAAAAAGCTATTTAAAACTGCAGGGATATGAAATCATTGAGGAGGATATAGGAAAATGAAAACAAGTGAATTAAAAACAGCGGTGCATGATGAAGGCTTGGAATTGTGGATTTTAGAAAACTATATTGCCGTTGTGAATCCAGCAACTGGAACAGATATGGGTTTTGTAGACCGAAATAATCCGTATGTTGCGCAAGTCGAATCAGCCGCAGTTAAGGAATTAGACAAAACGACCAGAAAAAAACTAATTAAATTACTTTTCGATTATGGCATGACACCGTTAGAGGAACGAGAAGATATGGGGCGCTGAGGCATAAGATGAACAGACTTGATATAACAAAATTACCACCTGTTTCGAAAAGATGCGTATTTTGTAAAAGAAAAGAAGCTATGTATTTATGTGATTACCGATTTGGCTCACCAGGCATATGGTTTACAAGAGATTATAGATCGTTTGTGAAAACGAACTCGAATCTACCTGAATTTATAACATGTGATGCACCGATGTGCAGAGAATGTGTGGACGAAGTGAGTAACGAAATGCATATGTGTCCTGCACATAAAAATTTTATAACAAACGCAAGACATTGCTAATGTATTTGATTGAGGCTGAGAGGAGGTGAATATTTTTGAATGAAAATTTTGTATATTTTGATAATTATATGTGCATTGTTGCTAATTGTATGGATGTCACTTAGCCCTTTATTCGGCAAAATTGGCAAGTTTATATCAAACAGAAAAAACAAAGTAGAAGATGACATTAAAAATAATGAGGAGGACTGGTTTGAATGAAGAAAAGTGTAATTGGAGCTATTGCGATAGGGGTATTATTAATTTTTGGGGCGATCGGATTAATTATGAGTTTAACAAAAGTAGATAATGGGAACGTTGGTATCGTCTACAGCCCGAATGGTGGCATAAAGGAAAAAGCGTTGGGACAGGGATGGCACATGGTTGGTTTGCTGGATAAAGTGAACGAGTACCCAACTAAATTACGCACAGTCGATGCTAAGGACTTAACTGTATCAACCAAAGACGGTAAAAACATCAATTTGGATTTATCATATAGCTACAAAATTGATGCTTCGAAAGCAACAGATATTTATAAAACGTTCGGCAGCGTACCGGTTGAAGAACTGGAAAAAGGATATATGGAACGCCGTTTATTAGAAACGACTCGCCGTGTTGTTAGCAAGTACAATTTACTGGACATTTACGGTGAAGATGCAACCGAAGCATCCATGAACATTCAAAAAGACTTTGCTAAAAATGTTGATAAGCTTGGATTTATTGTATCTGATACAACATTGGGTGCACCAAAGGCGGATGCTAAGACGCAGGCTGCTATTGATGACCGGGTAAAGGTATCACAAGAAAATTCTAAGAAGAAGCTAGAACTTGAAAATGATAAGATCGATGCTCAGCGTAAGGAAGTACAGGCACAAGGTGAAGCGACTAAACGCCAAATCGAAGCAACTGCAGAGGCAAAAGCAAATGAAACAGTTTCCAAGTCCATTACAACGGAGTTACTGAGGAAAATGGAAATGGAGGCACGAATTCAACACGGATGGATTACAACGCAGGGTGCTAATACAGTTGTAACGGATGGTAAGTAACGTGGATAGCTCTGTGAATGTGGACATTAGCCCCGAAGAAGCATATGAACTTGTTACAACCGTTATGGAGGCATTTAAGAAAATCATCAAAAAAATATTGGATTACATTGAATGCTTCTTTACTCGACATGCAAAAGCGAAAACATATATGCGTATAGCTATAGACACTAAGAATTCACGTATTAGGCGAAAAAATATGAAAAAAATACAAATACTACTGAATAGCTAGAAAATCATCACTTGGATGTGATTTAAATGATATGCAGACATATGATTGTAAAGGATCAATTTACGTTGGACGGCCATTTAGTCTCAAGAGAATGCGAAAGATGTGGAATGAAGTTATTTACAGGTTATAAGGAGATGAATGGATTGGAACAGTCTACAAACAATATTAATAATGATGGAGTCTACGTACAAGTAGATAACAAGGTAGTGTCTATAGAGGGCGCACCAGCAACAGGATTTGGACAAACAGTTATCAATTGGGCAGATGGTAAACCAGTAAGTGCAGAGACAACTACGAAACATAAAATCAAATACTAAACGTCTGATCGTAAAAATCGAAGGACGCAATGAGTTAGCTTAACGGCTACTTGTTGCGTCCTTTTTATTTAGGAGGGAATGTCATGATTCACAAATTGAAGAAGGAGTATCAAAGTGGCCGGCTCGATTTGCTAAGAATATTGGACAGTATGCCAAAAGAAGAATCACAGGGTGTTCCTGGTAAAAGAATAGTCAATTCAAAGAAAAAAGATAAAGCGACATTGATCCGTGAAATGATTAGTGACATGACATTCGCAATTGATTGGATGAGAACTGGACGCGAGCCGAATAGCATAAGAGGGATTGAGAGGCAGGGAGTATATAACAACACTGTACACATGGACCCGATGATACTGGCTAATATGATAGGAGCATCTATGACACAGAAAGAGGTGGACGAGTATCCACTAAATGAGTATGAGGCAGAGATATTAGAGTTCTTTCATTCTATTTTATCTGATCGAGAGAAAGAGTGTTTTATGTTGGTACGCGCAAATGAATACAGTTTCCATGAGGCAGCAGAGGCATTACATATTGAGAAAGGATCTGTACAGCAATACGTGCGTAGAGCCGAGGAAAAACTAAAAGAAGCATTTAGTAATAACCTTTGGTTTTATGATTATGTTCGGGGCTAATTCTTGTCTTACGTTTGCCTACTATATATGAAGGAAGCAATGCAAAACAAAAAGAAGGTGCTAGACACACCTTCCCATAGCCAGCCGTCACCGGCTTTGAGATAGCAACTGTAGCACGCGTGCTTTTGAGAGTTTGCTATCTCACCCATTATTTTAAATGAAAGCCGGTGTGAAATCAATGGAAATGGAACAATTGTTCAAGAAAAGTGAGAGAAAAGTATATATTGTAAACGGAAAACACTTATTAATACATGGCAGTTCAATGGATAGCTACTACGATACGTTGCTATCTAACATTAAAATAAGCGCAGTAGTAACTGATCCACCTTATGGAATAAATCTATTGAGTAATAAGAATACACTCGGAAGAAGTAAAACAGTCTACAAACCAGTACATGGAGATACAAGCACGGAAGCTTTCAAGATGTTTTATGAAAAAAGAATTGTATCTATGGGAATTAATAACTATGCAATTTTTGGTGGCAATTATTTTGCACCAATCCTGCCCAGTGCGAAGGGCTGGATTGCATGGGATAAGAAAGTAAATGCAGGAATGAGTTTCAGTAGGACAGAATTAATCTACACTAGTTTTCATAAAAAGACAGACATCATTGAGTATCGGTATGCTGGTGCAGCAGTTGAGCGAGAAGAACGAGAATATGGTTATAAGAGGTTTCACCCCACGCAGAAACCTATCGGATTATTACGTCGGGTTATTCAATTGTTACCAGATACAGAAGAGTATATCCTGGATGGGTTCGGTGGTAGTGCATCTTTAATGTGTGCGGCAGAGTATGAAGGTACCAAGTCAATCATCTTCGAGGTAGATGAGGAGTACATTAACCAAGGCATTAGCCTATACCTTAGTTTGTTCCCATCACATGAAATTAAGGAAATTGTATTTTGATATGGAGTGAGTGACATGCGGACAAGAGATGAGATAGATGCCATCTATAAGACATCGCGATGGGCTAAGACACGTAAAACTGTCTTAGCTCGCGATTATTATTTATGTCAAGAATGCAAGAGACGTGGAATCATTAAACAAGGGAACACGGTTCATCACATTATTGAGTTGAGAGAAGATACTAGCAAAGCTTTTGATTTAAATAACCTAGAGACAGTGTGTCTAGCCTGCCATAACATGGAGCATCCAGAAAAAGCTGGTGGTAGGAGAAAGGCAAAGAGAAATCCCAATGTTATTAAATTTTATAGGAACAATGACTTCAACATATAATTTTACAGGCATTTAAGACTATTTATTATATGTGGTAGGTCTAAATACACCCCCCTACCATGAATTCTGAAAAATTTGGTCAGATCCTGAACGGTTGCCCCCTCCCTTCACAATAAATTCGCTGATCAATTATTTTCAAAGGGCAGAAGGATTGTTTTTATTGCTGGTATATTGCGATTTTGAATACAGAAAGGCGGTGAGGAAATATGCCAACACCAGCAAAATCGATAGGACTTCAATTAATCGATGGAAATAAAAATCACAGAACAAAAGAAGAAATTGATAAAAGAATCAAAAATGAAAACAGATTAAAAATGAGTGCTGAGAATATACACCCACCGTCATGGTTAGACAAAACGGCAAAAAAAGAATTTAACAGAATAACAGCATTATTATTAGAAATAGACTTGATAAATGATGCTGATATTGCCCATCTTGCGCTTTACTGTGATTCGTATTCTCAATATCTTTCATATAAACGACAAGTCAAAAAGAAAGGGCTTTGGGTAGATAATAAACCAAATCCATTTATATTACGGATGAAGGATGCCGCCATTCAAATGCGATCGTTTGGAGCAGATTTGGGGTTGTCTCCAGCAGCGAGAGCAAAGTTAGCAATAAATCTAAGTAGCAATGACGAAAATGAAGACGAAGAATTCTAAGCCACTAATAGAAATGAGCTATACAGAGTTAGAAAGATGGTGGGCTAACTATGTAGAGGAACAAAAAAGCTGGGGTGGAATTTTAGAGAACCCTTATCCGGAACTTTTAACAACCTGGTACGCAGAAAGGCTGATTGATGGAAGTATTCCGGCCAGTAAAGAAAATATTTTAGCGGCTAAGCGTCATATATACGATTTATCAAGGCAAGGAACAGATGACTTTCCCTGGATATTTGATGAGGAAAGAGGTCACCGTCCAATTCGCTTTATTGAAAAAAAGTGTAAGCCTTCAAAAGGGGATTTTGATCAATTAGTTTTACAACCCTGGCAGCATTTTATCATTGGCTCACTTTTTGGATGGGTTCATCGAGATACTGGAATACGGAGGTTCCGTGAAGCTCTAAATATGGTGGGCCGGAAGAATGGGAAAACAACACTTATTTCAGGCGTATCAAACTATATGTTGGGCTTTGATGGAGAAAATGGAGCCCGCGTGTATGTATTAGCCAACGCAGAGCAACAGGCACATGAACTATTCGATGAAGCGAAAGCGATGGTTGAAAAATCTCCTTACTTGTCGAAAAAATTTAAAGCACAGAGAAATAAAATTAAATATGATGCAACTTTCAGTGAAATACAAGCACGCGCTTCTGACAGCAAACGACTGGATGGATTAAACACGCATCTAGGCATTTTTGATGAAATCCATGAATTTAGAAATTATAAGTTGCTAAATGTTATTCAAAAATCACGTGGGGCTAGAAAGCAGCCCTTACTAATCTATATCACCACTGCCGGCTATGTTTTAGATGGCCCGTTAATGGCGTATTTTGAGCAAGGTAAAGAATGCTTGGAAAACCTTAAAGATAATTTGGATGAAAGAACATTTTACTTCCTTGCTAAGTTAGATAATCCAAAAGAGGCAGATCGTCCAGAGCTTTGGATTAAAGCGAACCCAAACATTGGATTGATGGGATTTGTTGATTTAGTAACAGATTGGATCAAGCAACGCAAAAATGAAGAAGAGCGTGCTGATTGGCTGGCAAAACAGTTTAACTTTTTCAGTGATGTGGATGAGTTGCCATTCGTAACAGTAGAGACTATCAATAAAAATAAAAAGATTATTGATATCGAAACATTAAAAGGTCGAAAAGCGGTAGCAGGCTATGATTTGTCGGAAACAGAAGATTTTACGAGTGCTTGTTTGGAATTTCCATTAGATGATGGGACGGTTTTTATTTTGACTCATTCTTGGATTCCGCAAGTAAGATATAACCGTGATGATAACAAACCACGATTAGACAAATGGATAAAGGAAGGTTGGCTGTCTGTTGTTCCAGGTGACTATGTAAATTATGAACATGTCTACGATTGGTTAGTAGAACAATCAGAATTTTATCAAATTGAGTATATCGCTTACGACAGGGCAAAGGCCCTTTATTTAAATAAGTCATTAGAGAAATATGGGTTTAAAACAGAGAAAGTGATTCAAGGTTTTGTGACTTTGGGTGGCCCCTTACAGAATTTTAAAGAAATGATGCTCGATGGCAAAGTGATTTATAATAATTCATCCTTGTTTAGATGGTATTTAAACAATGTTCGATTGGTTGAAGATAGAAATAAAAACTGGATGCCCACTAAACAATCGAAAAATAGAAAAATTGATGGATTTGCCGCTGCATTAAATGCGCACGCCTTAGTAATTGATATGTTAGTAAAACCTGCTGGAAACAGAAATGTTGGTGTTATTAGTATGAGTGAGTTGATGAGAAAAGATTGAAAGGCGGTGAAATCTATATATGAATGTATTTCAAAAAGCAATTTATAAATTGGTACCAAGGTCTATTAAACAATCAATAATAAAGGAATCAGCAACAAAAAGTGATTTTAGCAAATGGATGGGAAGAGTGTTCTTTGGGTTAGAGAATGGAACGCTCGAAACGAATGAAAATATATTTTCTATTGTTTCGAGACTTGCTAATGTCTTATCTAGCCTACCGTTTAAGATGTATAAGAACTATGATCAAGTTAACGACGAATTTACTGATCGTTTAGTTTATTTTCCAAATCAAAATCAGTCACTTGATGATATTTTTAAAGTGTTGGAAGTCAGTAGGAACACCAATGGAAATGGGTACGCCCTAATATTTAGAGATATTAGGATGCAGTTCGAAAAATTAGTTCCGTTTAATCCAAATTATGTAGAGCCTATATTAAACACAGATTCTGGAGACTTGTGGTATCGGGTTAATAATGGAGGGAAATCTTTTTATTTCCATAACTCAGATATAATTCATGTCAAACATATTGCTGGCAATGGTAATTGGAAAGGGATTAGTCCCATTGGTGTATTAAAAAATTCTAATGAATTCGATAAGTCTGTTAGGGAGTTTTCATTAAAAGAAATGCAAACGGCTAGAGATTCGTTTATCTTAACTTATGATACCAATGTAGATGATGATAAGAGAGAAGCTATTGTTGCTGATTTTAGGCGGTTTTATCAGGAAAACGGTGGTGTACTATTTCAGGAAAGCGGTGTAACAATTGAGCAGTTGAAGCGAAACTTTATCGCTGGTGATATGAAAATATCTGAAGACATTACACGTGACAGGATTGCAAATGTTTATAACGTCCCGAACATTATGCTCAATTCGGGTGGTAATAGTTTCTCTTCAAATGAACAGGTAATGCAGATGTTTGTAGATACCAATCTTGCGTCAACTGTTAAGCAGTATGAGCGAGAGTGCAATAAAAAAATTCTTACTAAGGAACAGCGGATTTCTGGTTTATACTTCAAATTTAACTTAAACGGCTTATTACGTGGTGACACTACTGCAAGAGTGGCGCTATATCACGGCGGACTTCGTGATGGATGGTTAACTAGAGATGAAGTTAGGATAAAAGAAGACTATGCGCCACGGGGTGGTCCGGCCGACATGCTGTGGGTGTCGGGTGATATGTATCCATTGGACATGGACCCAGCGTTAAGAAAAATAACAAAACGAAATGAAAGAGACGTATCGGAATGATGTGTCTTATTTTTGTGCCTTTGAAAGGGGTGAGAATATGAAAAAGAAATTTTGGGAGATGAAACAATCAGCAAATAAGAATGAGGCTGATATATACATTTATGGCGAGATTGTAGCATATAAATGGGATGACGGAGATACGACTGCAGCTAGCTTTCACAATGATTTAAAAGCTCTTGGTGATGTAGAAATCATTAATCTGCATGTAAATAGTCCAGGAGGTAGTGTATTTGAAGGTATAGCAATCGGAAACATGCTAAAAGCACACAAAGCGACAGTTAATGCTTATGTTGATGCTTTGGCCGCCTCTATTGCAAGTGTCATCACTGCAAGTTGCGATGTGGTTTATATGTATTCAAACTCAATGCAAATGATCCATCATCCATGGATGGGGTGTCGTGGAAATGCAAAGGATTTTAGGAAAACTGCTGATGATTTAGATGCAATTGCACAAGCGTCAATTATTACCTATCTGAATAAATCTAATGGCAAGTTGAATGAAGAGCAAATAGTGGAAGTTATGGACAATGAGTCATGGATCTCCGCTATTCAGGCGCAAGAATATGGGCTATGTGACATTATCTTGGGTGAAAATCAGATTGCTGCGGCATTGAGTACGGATCTCTTTGAAAAATATCAAAATGTACCTGAACAGTTCAGACAGGTAATTCAAAACAATCAACAAGTTATTACAGAAGAACGTGTACAAATGGCAGAACAAGCTAAGCAAAGTAAGCAATATATTAATGAAATACTAGGAGGAATATGAATATGAAAACACTATTTGAATTAAAACAAGATATGCTAACAATTGGCGATCAGTTACAGAAAACAGAAGGTGAACTTGCGCAGAAAGCGGTAGATCCTAAAGTTAATATTAGTGAATTAACAGATATCAAAGAATTGAAAAAAGACCTTAAAGCTAGGTTTGACATTATTAAAGAACAACATGATTCTCTAGAAGCCGAACAAAAAGCTGCCATGCAAAATAAAGAAATGAGAGCTAGCTTTTCTGATGATCCTAATCAAAAAATTATTGAAGCGAAAGCGGCATTAATTCGGAAAACGATTGCTAAAGAATCAGTACCGGTTGAAATTTTTCAAGCTTTAGGTGATGACGATACATCAAAGGGGAATGCATTTTTACCGAAAACGGTTGCTAATGATATTTTAGTTGAGCCGCTTGTAAAAAACCCTTTACGAAATGTATCGACGATTACTGGTATTCCAAATCTAGAGATTCCAAAAGTTTCTTTTTCGCTGGATGATGATGAGTTTATTGGAGATGACGAAACTGCCAAAGAGTTGAAGGCGAAGGGAGATACAGTATCATTTGGCCGCCATAAATTTAAAGTATTTACTGGTATTTCGGAAACAATTCTACTAGGAACCGATACGAATCTAGTGTCTACCGTAGAAAGCAATCTTCAAAGTGGAGTGGCAGCTAAGGAACGAAAGGTTGCATTCACTAAAAATCCTAAACCTGGTGAGGAGCACATGAGTTTTTACGATAAAACAAAAGTGAAAATTAAAGAAGTTGAAGGCATTGACTTGTACAAGGCGATTAAAGCTGCAGTTGCCAATTTGCATGAAGACTATCGTGAAAATGCAACCATTTTCATGACGTATACAGATTATCTGGATATTATTGAGAAACTTGCAAATGGAAGTGCCACGCTCTATTCAGCGCAACCAGAACAAATTCTAGGGAAACCGGTTGAATTTACTGATTCCGCGGTAGACCCTGTTATCGGAAATTTTGCATATTCTCATTTTAACTATGATATTGCCGCTCAATTTGAGCAAGACAAAGATATCAAGACAGGGATTAATCAGTTTGTTGTAACGGCGTGGTTAGATCACCAAATCAAGTTGTCTTCGGCATTCCGTATCGCAACTGTTAAGCCCTGAGCCGCCCCAAGCGCCATCCGGACTTAAAGGAACAAGTAACGTCACACTTGTAAATTTGAGCTGGGACGCGATAGAAGGGGCAACGAATTATAAAGTATACCGTGACGGAAATGAAATTGGAGAAAGTGATACTAACACCTTTAAAGATACAGGTTTGACAGCGGCAACAGACTATAGCTACCAAGTGAAAGCGGTATGTGGTTTGCTGACGTCTGAACTCTCATCTGCAGCAATAATAGCAACTAAAGAATCGCAGAGTGGGTGATTAATTATGGCACTTGATCCAAACAGCGAAGAAGATTTTGAATATCTGAAAAGTTCTTTACGGATAGATTTGGAAGATGATGACCTTCTTCTAAAACGATTGGTAGGGGCTTCTCAACGAACACTTATTGGGCAGATAGGACCTGATGATAATATTTTTTATGATGAAAACGAGCAATTTGACCTTGCGACAATCATGCTGACGGATCATTTCTACAAAACGCGTTCGGCGACAATCGAAAATGTAACAAGTATTGTACCGCCATTCGGCGTTAATATGATTATTCTGGACTTAAAAGCTAGTTACAGGGTGCATACGCGGAAAGTGAGTGATCTCAGTGCCGATTAGTCGAACGGGCAAGTTGAATAAACGATTAATGTTTCAAGAAATTAAGACCAAAAAATCCCCTACAACTGGGCAAACTATAAAAGAGCCGGTGGACTTATTCAAAGCTTGGTTTGGATATAAACAAAAATATTTAAATGAAGTGAAGGGTGAAGTGGGAACTGTTTTGGAGTCTACAGTTACGCTGATTATTCGACAGAAGCAAAAAAAAGAAGTACAGAGTGATTGGATTGTAAAGATAAAAGGTGAGCTGTTTGATATTATCAAAATAAATCCTGATACGGAAGATGAGGAATTTTTGGTTTTAATATGTAAGGTAAAGGCGTAAGAGGTGATTGGTAATGGTCAAAGGTTTAGATGAGTTAGAGGCCAATATTACAAAGCTCATGTTGCAGAATCAATCAGAAGCAAAGAAAGCGGTGATGGAAGTTGCGGAGGACTTTGCTAAGACGCTAGAACGTAATACGTCGTATGATACTAACAGTAAAACAGGGATTCATCTAAGAGATGACATTCAAGTCAGTGGTTTTAAGGGCGGGGGACAAGGTATTGTAGAAAAAGATATCGGTTTTGGTACACGAACAAGCTGGCGTTCACATTTTCCAGATGGAGGAACTGCCCGTTTTCCTGGTAAGCATTTTAAGGATCAAACTATTAATGAAATGAAACCGAAAGCGCAAAAAATTTATGCAGAAGCTGTGAAAAGGGGCTTAGGCCTATGATTGCTATTATTGATGCTTTTCAAGCCTTATATCATGATGAAGAATTGAATAAGCTTATGAATGAAATAAGGGGAAAGAAGCTAGAGGAACAAACGATTTTTCAATTAGAAATTGATGAAGACTTTCTTAAATTAGAGAAAGCGCCATTGATTCGTATCGAGGATATCGATAGTCATGGCGCTTTTTATAATGATGACAAACGTGGTGCAGATGATGAATCTATTCAAATTTCTACTATGGCTCAGACAGTTGAAGAGTTGGCTGACTTATTGCCCATCATAGATGAAGCAATGAAAAGGGCTAATTTTGAGCAATACAATAGCAAAATATACAAAGAAACTGATCTTGGTTTAATGTATAACGCTAGATCTTACAGGCGTATTAATTATTTATGAAATGGAGTGTTATAAATGGCTACAACAGAAAAAGTTGCAAAGATTGGTTTATCGGAGTTTAAATATGCCAAATTGAATGAAAAAGAAACAGTTGAATCTATGGACGACATTAAAAATATCCCTGGTTTACAGGAAGCCAAGCAAACGGTAGTTATGGATTCGGAAATAATATTCGCAGATGATGGTCCATACCTCATTTTAAATTCAGGGATTACTGAACTGAAATTAGAGGTAGGTATCGTAGATATACCTACTGAACATAAACCTGATTTGTTGGGTGTATTAATTGAACAGGGTATGGAAATTTACAAAAAAGATCTTACGCCGCCATATGTAGCCGTATCATTTAGATTTAAGTTATCTAATAATAAATATGGCTATTTTGGTATGATGAAGGGTCAATTCAGCCTTCCATCGGCAGATATGAAAACACAGGGTGAAAAGAATGAAGCGCAGACAGATAGTATTGAGGGGAATTTTGTTGCTCGTAATGACATTATGTACATTATTGGTCGAGAAGACCACCCCGATTTCAAGTTAGAGGAGTTTATGAATAAAGTTTATGGTGGGGTAAGCGCATCAACACCCTGATCGCCCCTCGAATTTCAGAGTCACTGATATCACAAATTCCACAATAACCTATGAGTGGGATGATGATGCATCAGCAGAATATTTATTGTACTTCAATGGCGAGGATAGACCGCGACGATTTACCACAAATGTCGCGGTAATATCTGATCTGCAGATGAGTACTTATTATTCTGCTAGTATCAGTGGTAAAAGCGGAATACTAGAGGGAGAACTCAGTAATATAGTAACGAAAAAGACTTTATATCCAAAGCCAACCGTTTCAAGAGTTTTATTAGGCGACACCTATATAAATGGTTCGGCAGTCAATAATCCCAATGTCACTAACTGCAGATTGTATAGAAAGGGCGAATCAGTGGCACTTTTAACGGGGACAATCACAGCTGGGGCATTAAAAATTTATGTATTAGGGAATGCCAGCATTACTGCAGAAAAAGAATATGATATTAGAGTAGTTGATGGAAATCCCAATTTGCCAACTTCAATACCTGGGATGCCCGCGACAATAACTATTGAATTACCTAAATTAACACTTAATCCAGTCACCTCAACATTAAAAGTGATTTCTGGAGAAACAGAACCCGCTGGTCAGGTAAGAATAAACATAGACAATGTAAATAAAACAGTCGTAACGGCAGATGTAAATGGTCTGTTTTCAACTGTTTCCAGTAATGTTACTTCAAATTCTATTATAAAAGTAGAGGCAAAAGTTGGGACAATATACCCTGTATATGTCGCTGTACGCGCAGACTCACATGCTTTACCAGATGCGCCAACTCGTGAAGTGAAGGATTTAGAAAGTTTTACAACATTATCTTCATGGGTGCTGCAATCAGGAGTAGGGACAATGAAATCCTCTGATACGGTTAATACAAAAGATACCCAAGCTATCAAGCTAACAGCCGACAAAGTCATTGGATTTATGCGCAATAATACTTTTAATATTGATTTGAAAGAAGCTACTGCAATAGAGTGCTTGTTATTTGTAAAAGATATAGCAGCGCTTGATAAAGTTATTGTTTATCTTGCAAATGATATTGGACTAGCAAATAACATGAGCTTCACAATCAATAGTTATGAGTTAGTGACGGGATGGAATAAAGTAGCTGTAGCATTATCAAGTGGAAAAGTCACGGGTTCTTTTACAAAGGCGCAGGATATTAAAGCAATGCAACTACGTGTTGAACCTAATACGGAAATGAAGGCGGAGGTATCATTCGACTTAATCTCATCCGTTAGAGCAGATAAAGCGAATGTGTTATTTGTATTTGATGACGCTTGGAATGAAGCTAAAGTTGGTATAGCATCGCTTGAAAGTAAAGGTCTTCGGGCCAGTATTAGTGTTGTAGAAGTGAATGAAAAAGATGCTAGATTTATGACTAACACTGAGTTAAAGGGGCTGAATCTTAGCGGACATGATTTACTCAATCATACCAAAGACCATCCTCATTTAGATTTGTTAAGTAAAGCTGATCAACGCGTACAATTTGATTCCTGTAAAACGTATCTAACGGCAAATGGTTGGACACGTGCGAATGATTCAGTGATTTATCCTTACGGTGATTACAATAGCGATACATTATTGGCCTTATCAGAAGGTGGCTACAAGTTGGGCCGTTCATTAACATCGGGGCTTGAAATTAATAATCCAAACAATAATTTCCTGGTGCGTACGTATAATTTGACGCCTGATCGAACTATTGCGCAGGCAAAGAATACTATTGATTATGCAATTGCAACTGGGAGTACATTAGTGTTTTTAAATCATCGTTTAGGTACTGCGGAACAAATGTTAGACACAATGTTTTGGCGCTCTGACTGGTTTGAACAGATGACCGTATATGTGAAACAAAAGGTTGATGATCAAACGCTGAATGTTATTACAGTATCTGAGTGGCTGCTACAATAAAAAAGTAGGTGAATATTTTTGGCAAAAACTATGGAAAAAGTTGATATAGCAATAGGCGAACATGAGTTTGTAATTACAATTAAAAATAAGGAAATAGAAGCCTACAAAGATTTAATTAATAAAGTCAATATAAGCTTACAGCAAGCAACAGCATTTAAAGAAAGTATCGAATTGCTGAAAGATAATATTGAATTATTTCTAGGAGAAGGAACATTTGAAAAAGTGTTTAGTAGTTGCGAATACAGCATGCTAAAAACCATGAATATTATGTTTGTAATTTTGGAGGCAGTTGGTAATAAGATTTTTGAAGATGAAACAGTAGAAATTCCAACAGAAGAAATGGTTGAAGGCGAAATTTTGCCAGAATAAATACAATAAAGGCCTCCATTTGGGGGCTTTTTAAATTGGAGGAATTGTAATGAAGATTGTTTTTAAGGATATAAATGACAAGGTAACAGCATCATATGAGAAGAAAAGAACCACAGCTCGAGATTGGTTAGAAGCGACATTGTTTCAGGAGAGGGCGGAACAAAGAAATAATAAAATGAATGAAGCTCTTCTTAAAATTAAAAGCAGAAGTGATTCAGAGGAGCCGCTTACCGATGATGATGTATCTGCAATTGATGCATCGTTTTCTAATAAAGATGTACGTGAAGGTGTACTTGATGGTATTGATTTCTTGGTTAAAATTTATGGGAAACAGTTTACTAAAGATGAGGCTTTAGATGGTTTGAGCCCAGATGAATATAATAACGCTGTCAACGATGCAATTGAATTTGCATTAGGTGGAAGTGGTACACAAGAGGAAGAAAAAAAGCCACGATCGGGTACAGCGAAGCAGCAAGACGAATTAAGTTGATATATAAACAATTAATTGATGTAGGTTACAAAATAAATGAAATTGACAATTTAGATATCGATGACATAGCTCTACTTGCAAATATCAGCACGATAAATGAAGAAGGATATGGAAAAGATGATGTCGTACCATTTGACGTTGCATTTCCGATGTTCTTCTAAAGTCAAAAAGGTTAAAGTGGGTGAATAATATATGATGGGTAATGGTAAAATTGGTGATTTGGTTGCGACAGCTGGCTTGGACATAGATCCTTTTCAACAATCGGCAAGGGTGCTGAAAACTCAAGTAAGGTCGCTTGGCCAACAAATGAAAAGTGCAGAAGCAACATTTAAAGGCCAAGGTAATACAATTAATGGACTAAAGAACAAGTATCAAATCCTTGGGCAACAGATGAAAACATCCGAGGCTTTGGCTCAAAAAACACGTGCTGAGTACGAAAAACAAAGAAAAGCAGTAGGTGATTTGAGTACAGCTACGGACAAAGAGAAACAGTCGCTTCTGAAAGCTGAGGCGGCAATGCATCAAGCAGAAACAGGAGTAGAGCAGCTACGCCTAAAGCACAAAGCGCTTGAAAAAGACATCCTTTTGGCATCTAACGCCTTTGTTCAACACGGTAAAAAAGCACAAGAGTTTGGTACGAAGATGCAGGGTGTTGGAAAGAACATCTCTAATGTTGGAATGGGTATTACAACTAAATTTTCAGCACCAATTGGTGTGGGGATTGGATTAGCTGTGAAGGCAGCATCTGATTTTGAGAGTGCTTTCACAGGAGTGAAAAAAACAGTTGATGAAGTTGTAGGTAAGAATGGGCAAGTAACATACTCTTATCAAATGCTTGAAGATGGGATCCGGAACATGGCTAAGCAATTACCAGCTTCTGCGACAGAGATTTCAGCTGTTGCCGAGGCTGCAGGTCAATTAGGGATTCAGACCCCAAACGTGCTTTCATTTAGTAGAACCATGATTGATATGGGAGAATCTACAAACATGTCGAGCGAAACGGCAGCAACATCACTAGCTCGTTTTGCTAATATCACTAAAATGAGACAAACGGATTTCGACAAGCTGGGATCTTCTATTGTTGATCTTGGAAATAATTTCGCCACAACAGAATCTGATATTACAGAAATGGCTTTACGCCTAGGTGGTGCAGGTTCACAAATAGGTTTATCCCAGGCTGACATTGTAGGATTGTCGGCTGCTTTGAGTTCGGTTGGTATTGAGGCAGAAATGGGTGGTAGTGCTTTTTCTAAGGTTATGGTTAACATGAAGGTCGCTACTGAAACTGGATTAGACAAGGTAAAAGCGCTTGAAAGGGCTACTGGTATGACTCGGAGAGAATTAGAGCTACTTGCGAACCATGATAGTGATAGCTTTAAAGCAATAGCCATAGACATGGGTCTCACAACAACAGAACTTAATAAAATGTTAAATGCGGGCAAGAACCTAGAAGGATTTAGTAAGGTTGCCGGTATGACTGGGGAAGAATTTAAACAAGCATTTGAAAAGGATGCTGTTGGTGCTATTGGCGCTTTTGTAAATGGTCTTGGTAACGCAGAAAAACATGGAACGTCTGCGATCGAATTATTAGACGAGATGGGGTTCTCAGAAGTCCGTTTACGTGATAGCTTGCTTCGTGCTGGTAATGCAAGTGAGTTATTCGGTAATGCAGTACAAACATCTAACAAGGCTTGGAAAGAAAATTCAGCACTTACGAATGAGGCCACAAAACGTTACAAGACATTTGATTCACAACTTAAGATTTTTAAAAATAAGATTACTGATATTGCTATTGATATCGGTGGGCCGTTTATGAAAGCTATGAACAGCGCTCTTAAAGCGGCAGAACCGTTTTTAGATAATGTTAAAGCAACTGCTAAAGCATTTTCAGAAGCATCACCTGCTACGCAAAAGTTTATTGTTAACCTTGGATTGGCGGCTGTTGCGCTTGGTCCCTTGACCTTAGGTATGGGTAAATTAATTGGTGCCGGTGGAACTATTTTTTCTACAGTCGGAAAGGTTAGTCAAGGGATTGGCAGACTTTCTGTTCAAATGCGACTAGGGAAAACGAGTGCTGATTTATTGACTGCGGGAGCGAAGAATACGGGCACAGGGTTGGCTGTTGCAACCAGAGGTGCTAGCTTATTTGGCTTAGCATTAAATCCTTTAGGGATTACAATTGGCGCTGTTACAGTCGCATTAGTTGGTGGATATGCGGCTTGGAAAATTTGGGGCGAGAAAGCTTATGATTCCGCCCAAAGAACAAAAAAGTGGGGAACAGATGTCGGCGTGAGTGCTGATGAAGCATTAACAAAAGTATCAAGATTTTCTGATGATGGTCGTGTAGCGATTGCTACATTTGATCAAGATTCAAAGAAAAATGCTGAATCAATTAAAATTGCTTATCAGGGTATAGCTAAGGTTATTAATTCTAGCATTGATGATTCTATCAAGGCTTTGAAAAAGTCCTACGAAGGATTAGATCCAGAGATGAAGGCTTTCTGGGAAAAATCAGTTAAAGAGGCTGAAAAAGGAGCAGAAGAGCAAAAGAAAGTAGTAAAAGAACAAGCGGATGCAGCTTACAACATTGCGAAAAATGTTTCTGAAAATAATAGAAAAATGACAAAAACAGAACAAACTATGCTGGGGAATATTAATTCGGCATTGCTTGATGAACATATTAAAGCATTAAAATTATCAGCTTCTCAAGAAAAAAATATAAAGGCTGCCTTATATAGTGATATTTCTCAAATGACGAAAGATCAATCAGGAGAGAATGCAAGCAGGGTTTCAATAGCCGCTAAAAAAGAAGTAGAGATTTTTAAACAGAAGACAAAAGACATTGAGAGGTTGTATGAAGAAACAGGAAATTATGAAGCATATCAAGCATCTCTAAAATCATTAGATTCAAAACATAATACTACATTATCAGCAATGATGACAAGATGGGTGGAGCTTGCGAGAGCAAGTGGAACCTCAGAGAATATGATTGAAGGTTATTTAGAATCCATGGGTCTAAGTTTGAGCAAATTAGACAAAGCCTCAAAAGATGCTGCAAATGGAACGGAAGCAAATTTAGGGATACTTTCTTCAGCGGCTGGCAAGGCTGACCTAGCATGGAACCAGATGATACTTGATCCCAAAACAGGTGAAGTAAGAACAAATGCACTGCCTGAAATTGCGAAGGCAATGAAATCTAAAGCAGGTTGGGATAACTTAAAATTCATTATGAAGGAAGCTAAATTAAATTCAAATGCGAAATTGATTATAGCGGAAGCCGCAATTTCTTCTGGAAAATGGAACGAAATGACTTGGACCGAAAAGAAGGCTTTAATTGAAAATAACAGTGCAGCTGCAGTTGTTCAAGCGTTAGAAGATAACAAGAAATGGAATACTCTCACATTTGAGCAAAAAAGCGCTATATTAAAGAGTAACTCGCCTGAGACATTGAATGATGTAATGATCCAATTTGATTTGTGGAAAAATGTCCCCTGGGATGCGAATAAAAAGAAAGCTGTATTAGAAACCAATGCCCCGGAAACCTTGAAAACATCGCTTGAAGTAAATAATAGATGGACACAGTTACCTTGGATGAAGAAAAACATGCTAACTGGTACAAATGCAAAAGAAACTTTTGATTCTGTTACACGAACACAAAAATATTTTAACAACTCATGGTGGACGACAAAAGCGGCTAATGTAAACACCAATGCTGACTATACAAGTAGTATTTTAAGTCGACTTTTATCTGATTGGGGAAGAATACCAAACAGGGATCAAAAGATATTAGAAATTGCATATAGAACAAGTGGCAAAGCGCCATCTGGACCGCAAGGGTTTGCTACAGGAACACCATTTCATCCAGGTGGGCTAGCAATGGTAAATGACGCCAAAGGAAGGCATTACAGAGAATTAATTACTACGCCGAGTGGTTCTTCGTATGTTCCTGAGGGGCGGAATGTTATTCTCAATTTAGAAAGAGGTACTCAAATTTTGCGAGGTGACAAAACAAGTAAGTTGTTGAGAGGAATACCCAGATACGCTAAAGGTACAAAAAAAGCTAATGCATACTCAACAAAAGTAACTAACATGATCGCTGATGCTGGCCTAGACTATAGAACAGCTTCTATTTCAGCTAAAGCGTATATAGAGCGATTAAAACAAATTAATCAACAATATAAGCTAAATGCTACGCAATCAAGAAAAATTCAGACAAATATTGCTTCAACAAACAAAGCAATGGTACAAGCAAGTAAAAATGCTGTAAAAGCTAATGAAGCGACGACGAAGAAGATTCAAGCAAATTACACTAAAAATGTGAATACCAAAATCGCTGATCTAGGTGCTGATTACAAGACTGGTACTATCAGTGCTCAAACGTATATCACAAAATTAAAGCAGATTAATAAACAGTACCGATTAAACTCGGACCAAGCACGAAATATCAAACTAAATATTTCAGCTGCGACAAAGCAAATAGCGGCACAAAATACGAAGCTCAATAAATCTATTCAAACGTCCACTGACAAGTATTTCAAGCAAGTAGACGCGATAAATAAAAAAACGAGAGATAGCATAACTGAGGCTAGTAATAATTACAAGGAAGCCTTAAAAAGCAATCAAGAAGCTGCTTATAAACAATCGGGTTTATTTGATCGAGTCTCTAAAACTTCATATGATGGCACCGGATTATTATTCAATTTAAAGACGCAAACAGAACAACAAAAAGAATTTATGGCATCAATAAATAAATTGAAGAGTAGAAAAGCAGATAAAAAATTGATTGAAGAACTTTTACAAGAAGGCCTAGGGGCAACCGGAGAAATTACAGCAATCGCCAATCTATCTAATGCGGATTTAAAAGCATATCAAGCAGAATGGACAAAAAAACACAATAATGCTAATAAAATTGGGCTCGAATTGTCTGCAGGTGAGAAGGCCGCAATGGATAAAGCGATAAATGATGCTAAGAAAAAGGCAAGCACAGATTTAGCAAGCGCAAGAAACAGCTGGTTAAAGGAACTGGACAAAGCAAAGCAATTTAAAAACGCTGGTTCTATTCTAGGAAAACAGACTGTTTCTGGTATTATTTCTGGTTTCAAAGCTATGAATGGGCCGTTAAAAAAAGAATCGGATTATATTGCTAAAACGATTGAAAATACGATTAAATCACGATTGAAAATACATTCGCCATCGCGATTAATGGATGAAGAAGTTGGCCGACAAGTTCCAGCTGGAATTGGAGTTGGAATGATTCGAAATGTTGGGGCTATTATTAAGCCTATTGATCAAACGAAGAATTTATTAACTAAGTCATTTGATGGAATGGCTTATTCAGTTTCTCCAAAAATGGATTTACTGAATTCAAAAGGAATGCAATTACTATCAAATTTAGATGTAACCGATCCAGTCGCTGTTAGTAAGGTATCCAATACCCAGAATGTCATTGATTTAGATGAACTGATTAAATCTATTGAACAGGGTAATGCCCAGCAGAACGTCTTGCTAGCCGGAGTTATTCAAGCTATTTCTAAGCTTGTAATGGATAAAGACAGCATGTTGAAATACACAAATGACAAACAAGGCGCTGACACAAATATGTCAATCTTCGAATTGGGGGGACTATAATCATGAATGAGATGTACATTTATAAGCCGGATACAGGAGAACAGATTACAGTTAGCAAAGATACTATTGGAGTCGATTTTTTGAGTCATTTACTTTCGTCCCCCGAAGTTGAAACTGAATTTATCAATTTAGCAGGACATGATGGCATGATTGACACGGATGGAACTTTTGAAAGTAGGAAAATAATTTGTCATTTCGTAACCCAAGCCAAGGATCTTCATGATTTTTATTTAAAACAGCAAGAAGTTTATGGGCTGTTCTTTGATAGGAAAGGGTACTATATTCGTTTTAAAAGAATGCCAGGTATTCAATACATGGTTAAACCACTGCCTTTTGATATTACAAAAGCAAATTTTAAAACGGGTAAATTTGATATTGAATTTAATGTTTTTCGAGGATATGGAGAAAGTATTGGCACCACTTTGTCTCCGTTTACTACGGATTCTGAATTGTGGCAGACAGGGCAAGGTCTTATAGGGACTGAATTTGAGTATTCTTTTGCAACTAATAGATTCAAGGTATTCAATGCAGGGGATTTTGATGTTAATCCGAATTTCCATGACTTACTCATTACAATTACCGGTAAAAGTGAAAACGGGCTAAGACCAGATGATTTTGCTTCCAATACAGGCGGAATGCAACTATACAATCAGACTACAGGCGATCGTTTCATTTACTATCCGGCATTAAATGAAGGGGAAGTGTTAACGATTGACGGTGTCTATCCAAAGCTAAACGGTATTGAATCAGGTAGGTCAACGAATCATGAACTTATTTCCTTGAGAAAAGGATGGAATGCATTTGAAATATTAAATGCAAGCAGATTGAACGTATCGTTCGATTTTCCGTTCTTATATAAGTAGGTGATTAAGCTGAAAAATGTAGTGATCCAAGATTTTGATAACAATTACGCTGAGATATTGACAGATTTTGATAGGTCGAATTTTCAAGAAGAGTGGCAAGAGAATACTAGTTGGCAATTAAAATTGTCGGTAACGAAAACACGAAAAAATAAGTTTACTTTTGACCTTATTAATTTTGAGAGTTCTGTTCTTTTTGATAATCAAGAGTTTGTAATTAAGCAAATGAATCATAACTTTAATGGCATGCGACAAACAAAGGAAGTAACGGCGGTCCATATTATGTACACGATGCAATATGATTTTCAATATGACGTCATATCTGGAAAGAAAACGATAGCACAATTATTGCACCATATTTTTGATAAAAACACACTAGGGTTTACCTGGACAACTGTTGGAACGTTCCCGAGTGTTGAGCAAGAGAACTTTGGTAACGCCAATCTTTTGGACCTAGTAAACGAGGTTTTAAATGATTATTTTGCAGTTATTATTGCTGACAAGAAACACTTGGTATTTTATGCGAAAAGTGAATATGGGATTAAGACAGAGAACACAATACGATACAACTATAATACGGATGAATTTACACTAGATTGTGACACGACAAATTTAAGAACAGAGATACGGGGAATAATGTCGGGGTACTTCCCACCAGTGATTTATCGTAATCAAGCAGCCTTCGAAAGATGGGGACTCAGAATAGCGGCGCCTGTTGAGGATGAACGCTACTCTGATAACAATAGCATGCTCATTCGTTTAGAAAGAGAACTACAATATTATCCGGCCATTTCATGCAGTGTAGTTATGAAACTACCATATCAGGTAGAGAAGGGTGACTACGTTATTATCGTGCATACAGAGCTAGATATGAAATTAGATGTACAACTCGTTGGCTATATTAAATATCCTTTAGTTAAAAGTAAGCCCCCAGAACTAACTTTTTCTAATGCTAAAAAAGACATGATCAATATTCAGCGAGATATTTTAAAAGTAATTAAGAAATTGAAGAAAGGAGCTTCCAAATGAGTGAATTAAAGAAATGGGAGAATAACGCATTAAACGATAGCAATTTTAGGCAAGTGTTTAATGGAAATGTAGACGTTTTAAATAATCGTCTGTTGGACTTAATGAAGTATGACTCATATACGAAATCTCGAATTGATAATTTAATTTTAAATGTGTCGGGAAATGATATAACAGAAGTTGTCGATGCAAGGACCAGTTTAAATGGTACTATTCATCCTACGTTAAGTAGTAGATTAACCGTTTTTGAACAGGCAATGGCCAATCTACTAGCGGAGATGAATACACGTATGGCTGTTTATGAACAGACTAACCGAGAGTTAGAGGCTCAACTAAAAGCCATTTATGGTGCAGCTGAGGCTAATTTGGAACTTTATGTTGATGCGAGTAAAGGGAATGATACGACCGGAACAGGTGCCTTAGATGCGCCATTTAAAACAATCAACAAAGCAGTCCAACAAATTCCGCGAGCCATGAATAGCAGTGCTGTGTATATAAATATTGTACCAGGGACTTATAATGAGGATGTTTATATACGAGATAAGCAGATAAGTGCAATTTTCATTAGAGGAACAAATAGCGCTTCTGTAGAACCTTCAAAAAGTCAAACAGGCGTTTTTGTTCGTCATATTAATTTTCAAGATTGCTTAGGTTACCTTTCTATTGTCGGATTGAACCAAATAAATGCCGACCAAACTCCACAAAAGAAAGGAACGTTTGTATTTACAAGATGTGGCTATGCGAGTGTAGGATTGTGTAGGTTTGATGACAGTAAGGCTAAAACGAACCTAGTACCTGCGATTGTTATTGATTCAGGAAAAGGTGGAGCGCATAGTAGTTATTTTTTGAATCAATATGCAGCGCAAATTGATCAGTATACTTCACATTCCAACTTTCCTTATACAAACACGGGGGCAGGGAACACCTATGGGGTTATTTCAGATGCGTCGATTGTGCAAATAAATCCCCCATTTAAGGTTGAGGCTACTACTCAAACTCTTACTAAGAACGGAGGTATGTTAGTCTAATGGCCATTAATGAAATTTATAAAGATTTAGGAACGGATTTAGAAATATCTAGTTTGCACCAAAATTCAATCGATCTAAAAGGCAGTTTTTCTACACAGGATATTAAAACAGCTCGCTTAATATTTGATATTGAAAAAAATGATATTCCACTTCCAATGAGCTCACTATCTGCAACAATTTATATGAAGGGCAGCGGCTTTGTAGTACAAGATATTTGCCAAGTGAACAAAGAAATGAGTCAGATAACATATATTATTGATAGTGAAACAATCAAGCATTATGGATCAGTGCAGGCAGAGATATATTTGCGGTACAATCAGGGGCAATCATTATCTGTGCATAAATTTCATTTTAGAATAAATCAAGCGCTTATTGATCAAGATATAGAAGTTATTTATCAAGTGTATATTCGTGATTTAGAAGATGTGAAGGCTGAATATATAGCGAACTTCGAAAACTTGGATACGGAGTTACGGAAGATGTTAGAGGAATTGCGAGTTGAGATAACAGCTCTCGAAGACGATTCAGACTCATTGAGCGCAAAACTTACGTTGTTAGAGCAAACATTGATTGCAATGGATGCTCTGAAAAAATCAGGGGACGTTGCAACAGGTACACTAAATAGTACAGCAGAATCAGCCTTTAATGTGAGTTGTGGAGGTTTGAGGCATTATATTGGGTTACAGCAAGCCGGAACGATTGTACGGATACAAATAGGCACATCAGCAACGAAATGGGGAAAATATGTTGATGTAATTGTTGGCGGAACAGAGATTATAGCAGATGGTGATTTGCGGATTAATCCGATTTCGACCACAACAACCTATGCTACAGGGATTGCACCACTTAGTGCTACTTGGACTAAATCAATCATTAACGGAGTCGAGAAACCAGCTTCAAACACTGTTACGATGAAAAATCTTATGGAGTTTGGCAGAAATGGGGATAAACCGTATATCCGAGGTAATGTTGAAGTAGATGGTTCTCTGACATTAGACGTGAGTAAAATTAACTCTGCTATGTATTTTGATGCAAGTAATGTAACAGAAAATATGTCATGGGCTAGGGGGCCAGGTGTGAGGTCTGGTGACCGACTGGCAGAAATGGGGATAAGTGGTGTTGGGAAAACAATCAATTCTGCCTATATCGGTGTAGGGGCTTCCCCCTATCTGAAAGCGAATGGCTTATTTATTGACTTTAGAACCAAAATAATGTCGCTTTTTGGCATTGATATAGAAACCGTCCTAGGCTCACAATCGAAAATTGATAAATTGAAAAAGGATTTCAATACTCCGATTACCCCGCTTACATTAAAAAATGGTTTTACAGCACAAAATAATAGCACTGTGGGGTACTTAGCAATCCCATTAGGAAATCGCTATTTAATCTGGGTAGTTGGTTGGATTAGCGGCAACTCAGGGTTATTTGCAACGATGCCCACTCTATTTTTACCAGATGCGATTTGGCAAACTGCATTTACTGGAGCGCAGCAGTCAAGTGTAGCATCAAATCAAACAAACCTGTATATAAACCCTGTGAATGGGAATATGGAAGTTGTAGCAATTGGAAGCACCACAGTGAATGTAGCGCTGCATACTATGATGTACCTAACGAAAGAGGTGATAGTATGAATTTCCAACTAGCCTATGAATTTGATGAAAATCGTATTTTTTTAAAAGATAGTATTGTATTCCCCAAGTATATCTACATTACGGATGATGGTAAGGAATTTAATGATTTCGGTGAAGCAAGTGAACATCAAAAATTATTATTTCCACTACAGGAGGTTACTATTGAACGTGAGAATAATACTGAGAACCTAGCTGAAGGTGAGGAAAGTGAGATAAAGATAGAAACTATTTTTCTTGAGCCAACTCATATTCCGGATGTTTTAATAAAGGAGATTTTTATATTACCTGATAACTGTACATGGGAACCTGCACCGAGTCCTGCGAATGATGCAACTTGGAATGGGAAACGGTGGATAAATGGCGAAACACCTGAAATGATTCCGCCTCAACCAAGCCAAGCAGAATTACTAGTAAAAGAGATTGAAGTCGCAAAGCAAGATAATGTGGAACTGCGAGAAATATTGCTAGATATCATAACAGAAAGTTTAGAATAGAGGTGCCGATATGAGTTTTTTAATTAAAAAATTTGTTGAGTCTATACTCGATGAGGATGTAGATAGGATGATAGAGGATGTTCCAATGCGCTATAGGGATCAGGTGCAGCAAGCATTAGATGAGCACTATGCAAAACAAGAAGAAGTAAGCGCTGAGTAGCGCTATTTTTATTGGTAAGAAAGGGGTTGTTGATAATGAAAGATAAAAAATATGACGATTCAATAGAAGGAATTGCATTTGTGATGTTGTTATACAATCTGCTGACGGGGCTTTTCTTCATAATTTCTGGGAACCAAGTGATAGAACATAGTCTACTGTACCAACAATTAGGGAGTTTATTTACGATGGATATGTGGGGGCTGATATTTTTAAGTAGTTCTATTCTATTGATGTTCGGAATTGTGACCAAAACAAAAACAGCTTATGTTTCTTTTCTTTTTGGTGGATCGATTGGTGCATGTGTCATGTTTTTATACGCTATCGCCCGGTTTGATACGACAGACTATACTTTATTCGCGGCAAGGTATTCTATGATGGCAATTTTGCAACTGGGCATTGCGATATACGGGGGTGTTATGGCATGGAATCACCGCAAAAAACAGAAATAGAGTATGTCACGCAAAAAGATTTTCAAAAGCATAAGGCTAAAATTAATAGGCGAGTAAATGGTTTAGAAGATATTGTTGGAGAACTTCGATTATCCAATGCAAAAACAAATGCCATATTAACTAACATTGAATTAAATACGAGAGAAACGAAAGAATCAGTAAAAGAACAAGCGGTGGATCAAAAGAAAATAAATGAAAAACTCAATGAGCATGCTGTATCTTTAGTGAAAATTGAGAGTGAGAAAGATTTGAGCAAAACAAAAATTGATACCAAGGGGAGAATTATCGTTGCAGTTATTGGGGCTGTAGGGATTGGACTCACCGTTATTGCTGCAATCGCGTCCCCACTTGCTAATTATTTTTTTAAATAACACACCAAAATTATAACGCTCATTCAGCGTTATTTTTTATGGAAAGGGGGTGGTAATTATGAGTACAAAAAAGCAATGGGTTACGCAATTGACAGGTTTGTTGATGGCCATTTATAGCTTGTTAATGACACTGAATCTTCATTTTGACTGGTTAACTGTAGAAAGTATTAACGCTGCAGTTACTGTGATTGTTGCAGCAGTTGTATTTGGAGGAACGCTTTACGCAGTTTTCAAAAATACATTCCTATTTAAGAATGGGAAACGCCAAGCTGAGCTAATTGAAAAAGGAAAGCTATACGAATGCGGTGAAACGGAAGCAACAGAAAATGGAGAGGATGATAAATAATGACAAAATATACGGTGGAAAAGAAACTAATTCCGGGGTTACCTCAAAACAAAATTATTAGTAGTAATATGGTAGTTGCACATGAAACTGCAAATCCTAGTTCTACTATTGATAATGAGGTAACGTATATGACGAGAAATTGGCAAAACGCATTCGTAACTCATTTTGTAGGCGGTGGTGGCCGTGTTGTTCAAGTTGCAAGTACAGGCTATACGCAATGGGGAGCTGGTGCGAAAGCTAACGGATATGCTTACGCACAAGTTGAATTATGCCGCACGAAAGACAAAGCGCAATTTGCGAAAGACTATGCCGTGTATTGTCAATTACTTGCTGACCTAGCGAAGCAGGCTGGGATTCCAGTGACACTAGATACAGGTTCTAAAGTGACTGATAAAGGCATTAAATCGCACAAATGGGTAACGGATAAATTAGGAGGTACCAATCATCAAGACCCTTACGCATACTTGGCTTCATGGGGCATTGATAAAGCTCTATTTGCAGCAGATTTGGCAAAAGCGAGTGGAACAATAGCACCTACTACGCCTAAGCCACAGCCAACCCCTAGTAAACCATCTGCGAATTCAGGAGGTAGCATTGTTGACTATCTAAACAGTAAAAAAATTGATTCCAGCATGGCGAATCGTAAAAAGCTAGCAGTCAAATATGGCATTGCAAACTACACTGGCACATCTACACAAAATACAGCGCTATTGAATAAACTGAAAGCAGGTGCTGCGCCAACTCCGAGCAAACCAGTTCAATCAGGATATAAGGGAACGTCGTTAGTTGATTATCTGGTATCAGTTAAGAAAGCATCTGATTACTATTCACGTTCAAAATACGCTCATCAGTATGGGATTGATGCCTATCGTGGTAGTACTTCGCAAAACTTACAGTTATTGAAGAAAATGCGTGGATTCTAAAAAATATAATAATGAAAAGGGAGTTTATAAAATGAAAAAATTGATGGTTATGCTTATGGCGGGGTTGCTAGTATTTAGCGTCCCGTCTATTACGTTTGCACAAAAGGATATTGCTGTGGAAGATACGGGGATTTTTAACATGAAATTTGGCTCAAATAAGAAACTGTTACGCACAGTACCACGAGGCGCTATTGTGAATTATATTGGTGATGGCAAATTATTGTTTCGCGGTACTACGGGCTTTTCGCTTTTAACACAAAGACTATGCCCGGTGTCATCGAATGGGTGGTATGCTGCTGTTATGAAGAAAACAATTAGACTCCCTGGTGATTCTGGTGGTGCTAACATGGGTGTAAATGAGGTTGTTAGGGTTAAACCAACTGTTACTAAGAAAATCAGCGGAGTGACTTATATACGTTGTGCTGTTTTTTCAGATGCTTGGGGATGGAATTTCTGGGTTAAGTCTTCCGATGTACTTCGGGTTGATAACTACGGTTTCGATAATATCGCACGGTTTACAACTTTATAAACAAAATAGGCCTCCGAATTATTTTCGGGGGCCTATTTCGTTTTCAAGAAGGTGAATTAAATAATTTTCAGTTAAGTTCCTACGTCGATGCCCTGAAATAAAATTTTTTATTGGATAAGCAAAGAAATAGAAAGCCATAAGAATAATAGAGAGAGGAACTAGGGGATCAGACTCATAATACTTCACTAATAAGGAGGTAATGATTCCAAAGATTGCTGTAATTCCAAGTATAATTAGAGTTGGGATGGGTACACTTTTTTTAGCCTTTAAATAAGCTAAAAGTAATTCTTTATCATAAATAGATAATGATTGTAAATTGGAATTAATACTTTTCATTTTATTAAATGTATCTGTATGGGTATAATTTTTTTCTTTATTAATTGAAAAGGGCAAGATTTCAAAATTAATAAGTAGATCTTCCCCATCTTTAAAATATTTCGTTGAAAACTCATAAGTTGGTGAAATTATAAGGCCGATAGCTATTAAATAAATAAATATTAAATATATAGAAGATATTATCAGTAAAATATCTTTTCTATGGTCGAGGGTAACCCAAGATGCGATTGGAAAACTTAGTAGTAAGAAAATAATAGTAGCAACAAAAAAGACTATCAGTGTACGCCACTTTTTATCGTAGAGCCAAGTAATAAAATTAACTATGATAATTCCTCCTATAATCTATTATGTGTTGGATGGTTTCTATAATAATTTTTGAGTCTGGAAAAGCTTTCAATTTTTATCAAATCGTGGAACTGTTTATCACCATGGGAAAGAAAAATACCTAGGTATCAAACAGATGGTTAATCTGATTTTTTCCTATACCTATTTAATTTTTGTTTGTTATTATTTAATTGAGGTTTTGTCTGTTTAGGTTTTCTCGATGTAATGTAAAGTGCTGCGCAAAGCGCTGAGGTGACTAAAAATGACGCAATGCAATAAATACTCTCTAAAGATCCGACATTAAGACTTGTTACAGTTAACAGTCCGGACATCAACGTAAAGAAGATAAGCGGGATATAAAATATAAAGGAATATTTTAGACATAACATTAGAAAAGCAACACATGCTAAGGTTGCTATCACTACTACGATTAGGAAGGATGCTATAGCCATGGGAGAGATAATCCATGATAGGAGAGCCATATCTTTTTGTACTTCTATATCAGTTACCCCAGAAGTGTTCAGAGCATAGGTTATTAGCGAAAGAGCAGTCAAGTTAGCAAAAAACACGACGCAAACCCCCAGATAGTTGTAGTAGGCTGTATTAATTTCTTTGAATAACTTTTTTTGAACAATCTTAGATATGTTTTTATTACCAAAAAGTATAGAAGGTAGGAATGTAGCTGATATGTTGTAAAAAATAACCAAACCCAGCTCAGACACATCTTCGCTAACTAAGTAAGAAGTTATGATTATACTAAGTAGAACTTGTATTCCTCTTATCACTGCCCAGGTTTCATCCCAGGTCCATTTTATTTCTTTTTCCAAATTCAATCACCTCGTAGGAAAATGTATTTCTGTGACTCTTTGCATTTAGTGGAGAACAGGACTCTAGTAGCCTAGTATCTCTGCCTATAGTTTATATCGTATCAGGTAATGTCTATACTATCAAGAAAAATATGGATTTTAAAAAACTAGATTAGGATATTAGTAAATGAGTGTTCTGGTTTTCTTCGATTGGATTATTAAAATTCAATAAGAATCGTATTAATGTTGATTAATAATTGGTTTGAATGTATAATTGTGTGGTAGTATATAAGTAAGTAGTATTTTAATCGCGTGGAAACTTACCTAAGATGAGGACGCTGTAATTAGGGGGTAAGTGATCAGATGGTGGTTACATCTGAAAAAAGAACTCCTAAAAAAGGAGTTCTTTTTATATGTTTAATGTTTTGAAAAGTGCGTGATGGGGTATCATATTTTTGGCTAGGTTTAGCCCGGTTAGCGAGTTATCTCTGTAAACAAAGGAATATTGCGGTTTATCACTTCTATATGTCCATGTATTTCCTATAATACTTGAATTATAGAGCGCATGTAAAAGGTCTTCAATGGAGTCAATTTTAGCATAATTTGTCTTATGGTTATTATAGAAAGATTTCACAGTGGCTATTTGGAATTTTCTTTTTTTCATATCACTTAAAAGCTTTATTCCCGTCTCCAACAGAGCCCTTTCTTCAGGAGTTTTAATAACCATTTCATTTTGTATTTCACTCATGAATTTTTTAGAGTAGTCTGGTAAAGATTGCATAATTTTTTCCGCAGAAAAAGAATTAGAATCGGGAAATGATTCTGCTACTGTGTTAAGAAATAGAATGAAATCTCTAGGACGTCCTCTTGTATACTTTGTGAAATAGCTAATAAAATCGGTATTATTAATTGTTTCAGGGAATAATAAACTATATAGTTTGCTATCGCTTATAGAGTTTAGTTTTTGATTGGAACTTCTTATTTTTTTAAAAATAATTTGGAGGATTGGATGTTCATAACTCTTTTGATAGTTCCTTAACCAATAAAGACCTATAGAATTGGTTGTCTCTATTTTAGCGAAATTATGACTGTGGGCATTTAAAGAATTGGATACATCTCGTCTCAAAAGAAAGAGATATTTGCTTTGCTTAATATCTTCTCTTTTCTTTATAGTGGCGAATTTTTGGTTTAGAGATTTCCCCTCGATAAGAAGCGTATCTATAAATTTATAAAATTCTTGACTTTTATGAGGTTCACTTAAGGAATCCAAATCGTCAAATATGACAGAATATGAATGTCTTTTCATTTGCTTGTATACATATTTTTTTAAGTCATCGATTTTATCAAAATAATCTTTAGGTTTTAAATTATACCCTTTTTTTGTGGTGATTGTAGTAGAATGATCCGAGAGGCTTTTTGATTGAATACTATTTGTACTTTCGTGAGTTGCAGACTGTATCTTTGTATTTTTTAAGCTTTTATTTTTATATTCATTTGAATGTAAAATTTTATTTAGTTTACGAACATGTGTAAAAGGTATTTTAGAAAGTATAGGGTGATTCTCTACGATTAGTTTGGCTGTTTGGGATAATAAGAGCCACTGGATAAATGATTGGCGATACTCATGGGTAACATCATTGTCGGAAAACTCTTTTAGCTTGTCCATTAATAGTTCTCCAGAGTTTATTATTTCACAATGTTGATTTTTAATTTGATTCATTTTTTTACTATAAAAACTGCCAAGCATCGTTTTCCCGGTTCCTTTTTCGCCGATAACGATAAAATTCTTAGGTTCCTGTAATTTCTCAAATCTGCTTTCATCGTCAAAAAAAATAGTTTCGAAGTGTTCACGCTGTAGCTCATCTTCAGCTGCAGTTTCTCCAAAGAATAAATCTTTTAGTTTTAATTCGATATCCAAAATTAGTCATCCCTTTTTTGTTTTTTTCTATATTATAGCATACCCCTTCCAACTCTAGTGAATAATTTAATGTTTATTTTATCGGTATGAGATGCCTAGAAGAAGACTACTCTCATCTGCTTTACTTCCAACTTCCTATATAGATATGGTGTAATTACTGCTATGATATACCAAATTAAGGTGTGTTTGAGATGGGAGGGTTAAAATGGATATAAAATATAAAGAGAATGAATTGGGATAAATCTGAAAAGGTGCTTAAATCACCGATTGAATTAGGCTGGGGAAAGGTGTGACGGATCATTTAAAGAAAATATACAAGAATTTCAAAGGTGCTCAAAATGAAATTTCGAAAAGATGATAGTGATGACGCAATTTCATTCTCATTAACGGATAAAGAAAACATCTATCAAAAATGTTTGAAAAATTGGAAGTACTTCATACCTATGCAGGTGATGAAGGAAGTATCAAGTGACTTATGAAGTTTCTCATTTGGGAGTCTTTTTTATTTTTTATATATTTGCTATAATGAATATTGGAAGATACTAACACGAGAGGAAGTGTCCTATGCCACATTACGAACAAGTTCGACACACGATATCTGCTAGAAAGCGTAGTTTAGAGAGTATAGTGGATGGTATTAAGAACAGGGAAAATGGGATTCAAGATGAAAATCACGAAATAGAGGAAAAAATGATACATAGGCTTCAACAAATAGAAGCGGAAGCCAAAGACATGATTTCCCGCTGTGAGCAAACAGAAAACGCTTTACGGAGGGAGATATAATCATGGCCACACAAATTGATATAGACACAGCTTGGGTTTTGAAACAATTAAAAAAGGGCGAGCAGGCGGTATCGGATTTTAAAGCCGAGGCGACAAAGATCCAGCACACCATGGATAAATTGAATAAGCAGATTTCCCCTGATTTTATGACACGCTATATTGAAGTAAAAGAAGGATTAGTAACAGAAATAAAAGCGGACCAATTTACGAAGTTAAAACAAGCTTTTGTGGATAGCCAAACCGCAGTGCGTGCGTTCATCGAAACGGATGCCAAGTTAGGAGGCAAAGGCTGATGGACTTTAAAATCAATATGGGAGAATTGGAGGATGTACTGACGTCCCTGCACAAAATGAAGGCGTGTTTAGAGACGTTGGATAGTGTCTTAGTGAATGTTCAAGATGCTGTGTCTAAGCAAAAGGGGAAACTAGTGGATGCCCTCTCGATGGAATTCGGCGCCCACCGAGACGACATTTCCCGGCAACAAGGTACGGTGACAAAACTCTATACGTATCTGGAGAAGTATGTAAATGATTTGAAATCGATTGATAGCCCAACCTATCGGAACAGAGATATGTTAATAGATGCTAGGGGACTTCAAAAACTAGCAGAAACCCAGCGTGATATTCTGGACCACGCGAAGAGTGACGTATTCCGCGTGCCGCAACCGAGTATCGGGACAATTCCAGATGATCCAGATGAGCTTTGGGTGATGCGTCATAACCAAGGCCTGATGGAAGATTTAGATGATTTCTTACGGCAGAAATTAACGCAATTACAGCAAAATGAAGGCGAAGCGATGCACCGAATTAGCCAAGATATGCGGTGGTTGATGGAAATGGATCGTGAACACGCTTCTAAAATAGAGAAAGATTATCGCCAATATGATCGAAATAAAGTACGTCAAATCGGGGCATCTACAAGAGATTCTATTTTCGGATTCGGAAAAAGAGCGATAGAAAGCTTGAAACATCCGGAGAAACAGCTAGAAAGTATTGCTATGTTGATGAAAAATTTAAAAAGTGATCCATCGGGAACGCTAGGCATGATGTGGAATGGCATTGTAGAAAGCTATTTAGAGCCCTATAAAAAAGGGGATGCTTACGGTTTAGCAAGTAGTACGATTTTATTTGCTAGTTTATTTGGAATTACAAAAGGAATTAATGACCTTGGAAAAATAAAAAATTTGAATACAGCCAGTGTAATTTCTAATGAAGCGAATTATGGGAGTAAGTTACATGATTTTCAGAAAGAAATGGATAAGCTCCCTCACTCTGGGTTCTCTTCGAAAATAGAGGATGGCGTAATAAGTACTCCGAAGGGAGAGCGACCATCCCCAGGAAGATATATGACAGACGTAGAAATCAAAAAACATTTAGCGCTATTTGATGACGGGGCAGTGAAAATTCAAAGCAAAGAAGCATTTGAAAGTTCTCAAAAGTATTATGGCAGTGATATTGGTGATCCGCTAACAGGAACTTATGTATTACCCAAAAATACAGTATCGGCGGCTATCAATGCATCTGGCGGTAATCCAAGGGTTTTAGAAAAATTATTAGGTCTAGAGCCTGGCTATTTAGGTGATTCTCCTATACTATTAAATATTGAGAAGGTAAACAACATTAGGATTCCATCTGGCAATGAGTCGGGGGCGTGGCAAGGATATTGGCTTCCAGGAGGTTTCACAGATGGGGGCGTTCCAGAGGCAGTTATTGATCAAATTAAGTCAACGGATTATACTGTATCTAAGATATATAAATAAGGAGTGAGGACATGGAAAAAATTCATCGAGGTAATGGCTTTGCTGTTATTGAAAAAGAAGGCGAATATCAAATATCTTGGCCTCAAGGCCCATATGATCAACCGGTGTTTTATCCAATATCAAAGGAAAATGCCGATAGAGCTTTTAAGTCGCCACAAGATGCTTACGAAGTGATGATTTACGCAGAGACAGGCCAATGGCCAAATGTAAAAGAAGAGAAACATAATAAAGATAGAGAGTTAATAAAAAAATTCCCAGAACTACTCATTAGAATTCCATCAAACCAAGAATTATTTACAGAAGATGAACTTAAAGAACTGATGCCACTGGCCAAACAAGCATTGGAGTAGGGGCTAAGTAAAACACCGATCAGAATTCGACCGGTGTTTTACTTCATATGTGTGGGGCAGAAAAGGGGCAGAGCTACATACCTTTGTATACTTTTGTGTACTTTTTACTTGTGAAATGAAACTTAGAAATATAGCAATACGAATGCGTGTACTCTTGTATAATGTGAAATACTTATCGGCACGCATAATTGAGGGCCTAGTGGGGTAAAACCCGTGGAGGTTCAAGTCCTCTCGGCCGCATCATTTTGGATTAAGAATACTGTAATATCAATAAGTTTGTGAGTCCTGCGCGTATGTCAATTCCGCCACGACCGCAAGCTTTTTTGATAGGCTAAATGAGTCTCTGACCTAGTGGGTAAGTCTAGTGGGGAGGTCATTTTTTTTATGAGAAGAAGTAATCGATTAAGTGCAGAAGAGAAGGCAATCGTTTACCAAACGATTGTGCCTGACGATAATTTTGTATTAGAGGAATTTATACGATCAAGAAGGATTAGAAATGTACGGGAAACGACTATTAAGTACTATGTGGATGCAATTAATGTTCTCAAAAGAGATAGGGACTATATTCAGGTTGAGAAGCCTGTCATGCATCTGTCGCAGAGAGACCTTGAGGACATGATTATGTATTGGAAAGGATTTATGAGGATTAATACAATTAATAGCAAAATAAAGGCTATTAAGGCGTATTATAACTATCTTTATCAGCAAGGTTTTATAAAGGTAAACCCCTGTGAAAATCTTAGTTTATTAAGAGTCAGAGAAGAAATAAGAGAGACTTTAAATTCTGATGAAATTAAGAAAATAGCTAACCATTTCAAGAAAAAAGAAACGTTTAGTTCTTATCGAGATTTGGTTATTTTCCAATTGTTATTAGATACGGGAGTGCGTATTTCGGAAGCAGTCGGTATTAATATACAAGATATTCATAATGATTATATCGTTGTTGTCGAATCAAAGAACCTTAAGCAGAGAATAGTCTATATTTCGAAGGGAATGAAGGAGAAATTAGACTCCTATTTAAAAATACGAGGAGATATTTCGCATACCAAAGTATTTATTAATAGAGATCAGCTTCCATATAGTAAAAATACGTTTCAGCAGAATCTCAGAGAAGCTGGTAAGGCGTGCAAGGTGCAAAAACAAGTAAGTCCTCATGTTTGTAGGAGAACTTACGCTAAAAATGCAATTTTGGCAGGTATGGATGCTTTTTCACTTGCTACTTTGTTAGGGCACTCATCCTTAGAGGTCACGAAGAGATATGTCCAGATATGGGGGAATGATCTAAAAGGGCAGTCCAAACTGAAAAAGGATTATAGCAAATTATTTTAAGACATTCCATGACCAACAAGGCAGAGTGAGCATGGTTAATTAAGGAAATTTTGACGTTCTTCTTCTTGCTTTTTTAACAAGCGCATGTAGTTAATTACTAATTCCTTATCAGAGGCATTTAAAGACTCATAGAGCTTGTTAAAAGACAACTGGCGGTATTCCTCTTCATTGTCTACAAAATAGCTGATAGGCTGTTCTAGGACTCTAGAAAGGGCATGAAAGTTTTCTGACTTTGGCTCGGTACGCCCAACTTCCCAGCTTGCAACAGCTTGTTGTGATACATTGATTAGTCGAGCTAACTCTACTTGAGATAACCTTTTCTTTTGTCTGGCGTGTTTAATTTTGTCACTATATTTTACATTCATAATTAACACCTCATACTATACATTACAACGAATTGTTGTATAAAAAAATAAAAAAGATTAAATACTACTAATAAGAGTTGATAACAACTATTTGTAGTTATATAATGAAATTGGGAGGGGAAAGAATGAATCAACTTGGTAAATTACGAGAAAGCATGGGATTATCTCAGAAAAGCTTGGCAGATGTGCTGAATATTAAACAACAGACGGTTAGCTCATGGGAGAGAGGGAGAACAAGCCCATCTCCATATTACATGCAAAAAATTGAAGGTATTTTTGGAGTGAAGAAGGAAATAATATTTCAAGATGCTTTTTATAAAGGCGAAGAGGGAGGGATAGAACTATGAAACGTTGGATAATCAGCTTTGGTATGATTTTGCTAATCTTAAATATGACTGCGTGTGCTACAGTTTCTGATGATGAAAATGTGGATAAGCCACCTAGTCCAGAAGTGTATGAAGAAGCAGTATCTGTTAAGGTTGGCGCATTAAGGCGTGCTTACGATAGGTACTATGATCTTTTGGTTTATAATGTTATCACTAGCAAAGAATGGCAAGAAGCATTTTCAGAGGCAGTAAGTGATTTAGAGAAATGTGCACTAGAAGTTCAGAATTTGCGCCCAGCAAAAGGCTACGATATTGTACAGGATAACTTAAATAAAGCATCAGAAGGTATATTATTTATTACAGAGAATGTAGTAGATGCTGCGTTTAACTATAATCAAGGTATGTTGATAGAAATTTCATCCGTAAAAGAGGATGTAGATATGTATTTATTGGATGCGGATAATGCACTTAAAACGAAACAAGGCAATGATCCTGAACTACAATAATGCAATTGAGAAATCGGAAAATAAGAGGCATTCATAAAAAAGAGAGAAGAGGAATAAATTTGCTGAATATTATTATAACAATTGCACTTGCTGTTATTGCGGGAACACTTATCAATCAGTATACATCGGGAATGCTTAAACAAGTGCTTATGATCATTTTAATTGTAGTTGGCGTAATCTTTACAGTAAAAGAGTGCTCAAATAATCAATTGGTAGGAAATGAGTATAGTCTAAGTGGTGAGCAACGTTATCAAATAAAGATTGAAGATAATAATCTGATACAGACGAGAATTAGTGGTAACGATTTGCTGAAATATAAAAAGAAAGGTAAGAATTTAATTATAGACCAAGATGATGTATACAATAATTATATTGATTCTGTGGTAGACGTAAGGTTTGTTTTGTCAGACAGAAACAACAAGCTGACTATGATGATTCAGTATGATGACGGATCAGAAAAAGAGATGGGCGTATACAAAAGAATTGATTAG